TTCTTTAAGCATGTAACGTAAAGAAGGTTGTGGTTTTTTAGAATAAGAACAACTAAAAGATATGCCGTCTGCAACTCCTGCTTGAGGGTAAGGGTCTTGACCTATAACAACAACTCTTAGGTCATTGTATGGACATTCAGTAAATGCTTTAAATATATCTTTGATTACTGGTGTGAAGCGATTACCGCTATTCATTTCATCCCACAAGTCATCTAGTATATTATAAAACTCTTTACTTAGTATAAAACTTTTTAATTTATCAGCCCATCCTGATGGAATAAGCTGTTCATATAATTTTTTTTGTATATCTGTTAGCTTATCTTTTTTACTTTGTTGCATTTTATAATTATATTTGTTTAAAACTATTAGTTATGGATAATAAGAGAAATGTTAAAACTTATTCTATACCTTTAGATGAAACTGTTGATATTACAATATCAGGTAAAGCTTTAAGAGATCTTAAATATGTTTATGAAGCTTATATGCGAACTGCTAATGAACAAAAACAAATGGCAGCTATGTTATTTATTAGTGGTGTTTTTGAAGCTAAGATGCATGAATTAGAAAAAAATGAAGCTGAACGTGAGCGTAAAGTTAAAGAATTAAACGCTGTTTATGGTAAAGATTCTTTTGTTTTTAACGCCTTAACTTTAGCCACTTTCATAGGTGTTATAGAACAAACTTTTGCTGAAAAAGGTAAAGCTAAAGAAAAAGAAATAGAAGTAAACTTCTCTTCAGAATCAATAGCTAAGTTTTATGATGAACAATTAAAAGAATCTAAAAAGAAAGATTAACTAATTTTCCTATATCATTTAGCGTTTCAATAACTAAAGATAATTCTTCCTTAGAACAATCTGCAAATGATTTAGCATATCCTTCTGATGACCACAAATCTCCACGTACAAGCCCTGATTTTTGCTTTACTGTTAGTTTCATATCTTCAAAGGTATATCCTATCTCAGAAGCTAATTTTCTAATGCATGCGTGTATCTTAGCTAGCTGAGCTTTTGTACCATCTCCTGCATTAGCTTCTAGAAATATTTCAATTACTTGACCTTCAGATAAAGCATCTACAAATTCTTTATATTGTATCTTATCAAAAGCTGTTACATGTGTTAGTTTACCATTAACTTTTTTTAGTTTGATGGTAGTGATGTTATCTTTCATTTATTTGATATCCTTTTCTAATTTTTTTATAAACTTGATTCTGCAATAAATGCATAGCATCACTATAATCTAAAGGTATTTTGTTGCCTCTATATTTAGATTTATGTCCATATATTCTACCGTAAGTAAATATTACATCATATTTCTTTTCTTGATCTTGACTTTCTACTACTTCTGCTTGATACATTTTATATGCTGTACCTTCTGTATTAGTTAAATATACACTGGGACCCATAATTTATTGTTTATTGTGGTAAATACATAACAGTTGTGACTTATCATTTTTAACCATCACAACTTCATTCTTCTTATCTACAAACATTTCAAAACCTTTTTCAGTTCTGAAGTATGTGTATCTGTTAGTTTCTTTTTCCTTAGATAGAATTGCGTATTTAAAATACATAACAGGATCTGTTTCTGTTTTTACATAAACGCTATCTTCTGTAAATTTAAAACTAGTTCTATCAGGATTAGTTTTCTTTACACCTGTAGTTAAATTCTCATAATCATAACTTTCATAGTTATAAGTTTGAGAAAAACAACTTACAGAGGCTGTTAAAATTGTTATAAATGCTATTGCTTTCATAATTAAAATGGTTCTGAGCCGGGAGTCAAATCAAATTCAGATAACATATCCAACCCGTTGTTTTCTAATTTTTGTATAAGTTCAGTAAATTCTTCTGTTTCAATTGTAATGTTTGGTTCAAATCCAGGAACCCATTCTATAGTGGTAGTCTTATCTTTTTCATACATAGTTTCTACCATTATACTTTCAAAAAACTTATTCTTTTCTTCTTTATCTGTGACTTTAATGATTTTTCCAAACTGATCTCTCTTCCAATAAAAAGTATGTCTAAAGTTACATTCTTTATTAAAGCATATTAGATCAGCTTCATGTTTATCATTCATAAAAGTAACGCTCAACATATCTTCATTACATTGACGACATTTGTTTACGCTTTTTACAACTATTAAATCTTTCATTGTTTTAGTTTTAAAATGGTAAATCTAACATTACTTGAGCTATGTGATTATCATCTACCTTATACTTGGTCATAAGATCTATCATATCTCCATTACTCATACCTGTAAAGATACTGCATTCATTTAATATAATGTCATCATCTTCATCTTCTGGATTATTATCAAACACTTGGAAAAAATATCCTGATGCATGATCAAATCCATAGGCTATTGTATAATCTTTTTCTTCTAACTGTTTAGTATATCTACTCATAATTTTTAATTTAAACGTCTGCCCCAAAAATATCCAAGAGCACAAGTTAATATGGCAAGCAAAGCAGGTGCATGTTTTGCCATTATACCAATCATAATTAATAAGATAATAACTAAAGATAAAGCTGTTAGAATATCTAATAATTTATTTATATCAATCATATTTATCTTTTTTTATTATATTTAAATTGACAATTTATTTTTTATCTAGGGTTTCGGGATAAGAGCTACTGGTCAGGTAGCTCTTTTTTTAGCTTCTTTTAACTCATCAAGTAAACCAAGATTATAAGTATAATTTCTATCAAATGTTTCTTGATCATGTGTATAACCGAACTGTTCTTCAAAATGATTTATAAGATTTTGTTTAGCCTCAATAGCAGTGTCAAGGTTTTTAAATAGAGTAGACTCTATATTAGCGGCCATAGCTCTGCCATCAGACCTTCCGTCCATGTAATTTAAATCTTTGGAGTAATGCATATTAATTTTGTCTATAGTAATCTATATCATCATCTGACATATGATTCAGGTCAACTTCTAAATTCTTGTCAATATTCTCATACCCTTCTGGATTAAGTTCAGGGTCTGTTGACATGTTTGTTATTAACTGATTCTTTTCTGCAGCTTCTTTTCTTAAATTAGAATGAAACTCTTCTTCAGATTCTGACCTATAATAGATTAAAGCCTCTCCTTTTGGAGTCCAGCTGTTATCACAATGATTAACTGTTACAACAAGTACAGGTTCTCCATCATTCTCAGTAACGTTACCTATATGTGTACTTATCATTATTCTTTGATAAACATCTTCAATGTTTGTCTTAATTTTTAAACTTGTTAAAGCCATGATTTAGTATTTTGATATATGGGTTCTACCCATTTTATTTTAGATTGATCAAGGTGTTTTGTAGCATCCTTAACCCATTTTTTATCTATGCTATTTTCATAACAAAGGATGTGTATATCTGCTTTATCATCAGGATTTAATCTAAGCAGTCTACCAATCTTCTGAGAAGCTTTTCTATTATTCCCGTAAGAATGCAGTATGATGCCGCATTTTAATCCTGGTATAGTTACACCTTCACTAAGTTGTTCAACAGCACTTAATTTATTTATTATACCTTCTTTAAAATCATTTAGATTTTCTTTAGATTTTTTGTTTTTAGAATGTACACTGTGTCTACAAATAGCATCAGCTTGCTGTTGAGTGCTTGCAAATGCTATAGTCTTTTCTTTAGAATGATATAGCAAATGTTTTGCGTACTCTACTTTTAAAGGAAATTTTTGTAACAATTTCATCCTTTGTATTGTAGCTATTTGTTTTGCTTTAGGTGTAACAGCTCCATCAACTCTACTGCACCAATAGTTGTAATCACTTATTTCTGATGTATAAAATGTACGTGATCCATCTCTGGTTAATTTTGGTATTGTTTTTTCATTACTCAACATTAGCTTATGAACATATATCTGATAATCATTTAAGATTTTATCTTCAACAGCTTCATCAGTTTCATATTCATAAACAATAGGACAAAACCTGTTACACATTTTACCTTTCTCAGAAGTTTTATATACAGGATAAGTACCAGTAAGACCAATGATTTTACCACCTCTACTTTCAAACTCACTAAGCCAAGGTTTATAGTTTTCTTTTAAACTATGACACTCATCTAAATATACAATATCATAATGAAAATCTTGTTTCAGTAATGATACATAAGTTGTAAAGTTTATATGGTCTAATAAATATTCATAATTCCATTGCTCAGCATCATCTGTCCATGAATCAAATATCTTAACTCTAGGGGCTACTACTAAATATCTACATGTATCTGTATAATTTTTAGCCATATGCTTTAAACCAAGCAATGTTTTACCAACTCCCATTGATATTTGAACTCCTGCGTTATACTTGTTACCTATTGCGTTTAATGCTTCATTTTGTATTTCATTTTTAGTTTTCATAACTCTTTCATTATGTGACATTCTGGTTGCTCATCTCCAGGATCACTTATTATTGTAAACTTCATTTATTTAAATATTATATATTATAAAGATAATTAATTTATTCTAGATATGCTAAATCCTTTTTCTTTAGATTCAATTGGATGTTCTTCTATCCACATATGACACTGTCTACATACAGGTAACCAAGTGCTTTCATCTAAAAAATTCTTACCAACTCTTCCTGCCTTATGATGCACATCTGTGGCAAATACAGTACAGACTCTCAATAATTTAGCTTTACAAAGAGTCTTAGAGTTTAAAAAAATTTTTCTCTTTAAGGCATATATAGTTTCTTCTTTACTTTTTTTAACGGAGCGGGCAGCAATAGGTTTATAAGTTTTTTTACTGGCAGTCTTTGTCATGGCCTGTTGGTTCATTGAACAAAACTTACAATACTTCTTGCCTTTTATATTTTTCCAAATATATTTTTCTTGCCCGCACCCGTTACATATTTTAGTTTTTGCTTTCATTCAAGCTAAAATAATTTTTTGGTAATATTCCTTCTTGAAATAATTTAAGAATAACATCTGCTTTTTTCAAACCTAACTCTTTAAAAGTTAATGTTGAAATAAAGTTTTTATCTGTGTACTCACATTCTTTTATATTTTTGCTTATAGGGCTATTATAAAAGATTTTTTCAAAGAAGTTTGACGTATATTTATTTACGAGTTCTTGCTTCCAAATGTTAATAACTTCTTGTGCTCTCTTATGTACTTTCATAATTCTTTTCTTCTTATGCCAGTGCATAGTTTGAAGTTCTTTTTTATCATACATTTTTAATCCAAAGAGAGCTTTCTTATACAAGAAATTTTGATAAGAAGATAGTTGATCACTATCTATTAACTGATAGTGTTTCTTGTAATAAGAACTAAGTTCTTGGAAGTTGTGGAATATGCCATCATATATTATTGACTGTGTGTTTTGACTTGCTTTCATTTTTCTATTTTTATTTGATTAAAAATTGTATAAAGGGAGCTGTTACACTCCCTTTATCTATACAATAATTAGTAATTTTTACAGCAGATCTAAATCATCTCCTGCATATGAAGACATTATTTGTTCTTCATCTTCTTTTAAGGCAGCATAAGCAGCAATGATGTCATCACCATTAGTATGTTCTACTTTAATATCAGTAGCTTTCATATTTAAGGTGTAAAAATTTCTACGGTAAATAGGCATGCCATCTTGACAGCATACTACACCGCTTCTACCTGCTACTTTGTAATCACGTTCTGGAAATTTCTTGTTAAAAGGTTCTAATGAATCTTTTACAATGATTTGTCCATCTACTTCTTGGTCTTTAGTCCAGCCAAAACATTTAAGATCTTCAACTGTGCCTGGAATAAGAGCAGAAAGTTTGCGTTTACGTGCAAAACCTGAGTCATCAATTATCATTTTGATTTGCTCAACTCTGATGTGTCCGTAATCTGGATTCTTTGGACTTCTGACAATTACATTACCTGCTTCATCAGCAGTAACTTTTACTTTTGAATTCATAACTTTGATTTATAAAATTGATTTGAAAAATGCACCAAAAAAAAATAAAAAAAACAGAAGTGGTGCTTTTCTTCTGTTATTCTAAATTATCTAGGTTGATAGGACCGCGTGTATCTGTTTCATCATCATCAGGTTTATAATCTAAATCATCTTCTATAGATTTAAATTTCTGCTTTCTCCCTGTGAAACTTGCATTTGGTGACATATACTCACCATATCCGCTATTAGATAGCTGATGTAATTCTTCATCTGTAAGACTTAAGTATTCTTCAACAGATAAATATAAGACTTTACCATTAGGCAACTGATAAAACATTTTTTACATACATGATAATTTCAAATATAGCATATTTACTTTGTATCAACAATTATTAATATTTCTGCTATTTAAATAATACGCACTATATAGCTACAATTATTTAAGCGTAAATATTTTACCATTTTTTTGTATGTAATCTTTAGAATTTAATTCTTTTATTGCTCTTTCTGTGGTCCTTCTGCTTACGTTTAATAACTCTGATATATGTGTTATAGATGGAAAACAAGTTCTGTCTTTTCTTGCATATGTGCATAACAACGCATAAACAGCTTTGGCAGTTGTAGATAAAGACGGATCTTGGATAACATCTGCATCTACAATACCAAATCTTGTTTTCCTTTTCATTATACTATTTCTAAATTAACAGGATAATCTTCTACTAAACCTTTTATAGCTTTTTGAGAAATCTCAATAGTGTTTGTTTTTAAAGGATTATCATCAGTATAATATAAATAGTTATATGTTATGGTATATTGTTCCGTATACTTGTTATATTCTTCTACAGTAGCTTTTACCATATCTTTGATGATTAGACCTTTTTCTTCCATTAGCTCTTTGGCTATGTTCCAGGTTTCAATATAGCTTGTACCAACGTATACCTCATCATTAGCCGTATACTGACCTTCTTCAGGGTATACTCCTAATGTAGCTAAGAAAAGCTTTTTTACATCAAGATTTGATGCAGATATTAAAGATACAACAGCTTCTATTATTTCTGGATCATTGACTGTATTTTTGTTGATATTCTGCAGCCTGCTCTGTATCATAGATAAGGCAATTGTTTTATCTATGTTGAAATCTAATTCTATGCTTTTTTTGTTTTTTCTTTTCATGATTTGAATTTACTCTGTGTAATCTAGATTTAGTTAGGAAGAGATGATGATAGTAAAAAATAAAGAGACTACAAGAAAGAATCCTGCAGTCTCTAAAAGTTTATATGTGCAGAACTGCAAACGCGCTTACGCTATGACTATACGGTCATAACGCTCTACGTTTACAGTTCTGAGCATCAGCTCCATAGGAGTCTCTACAGACCCTTGAAGAACTGACTGTAGCACGGAAGGGCTAAATCCACTGACCAATCCCACACCTTGAGTATTGCACTTTGCAGGTACATTACCAAGTCTTCCGTTTACGTTCCAAAAGATGATATCAGGTCTGACATAACCTGCTTCAGCATACATCCTGCTAATGTATTGCAAAGCACTCTCCTTGGTATCAGTAGCCTGATTAAACTCCATATCACTAATGATAAGTAGCTTAGTTGGCATATCTGATGGAGATACGTTATGTTCAACTGCTTTATCTAGTATAAGTTTAAAAACTTTTTCTAGATCAGTGCTCATCCCCCAATCTGCTTGATACAGACTTGTAGCTCTCTCATATATGTTGTTACCAACTACATGATGGAACTGGGGATTTTCACTGAAGGTCATCACATAATCCTTGAAACAAGACTTGTTTCTTTCAGATATGTAAAGCCCTAAAGCAACAGACACCTCCATAGGCAAACCGCTCATAGAGCCTGAGACATCGCAAATTGGAAACAACCTCTCCTCACTACCCTCCATATAATCTATAAGATTACTCCACTGAGCCTGAATGGCATCAATGTTGTCTCTTTCTAGCTTAAGGATAAGTTCATGAGGATGAAGCACACCTGCATTGATAGAGGTTTTGCCCGCAAGGACATTCTCTATATACTTGGTGTAACGTTTCTCATCTTTGACAGCAAAGGTTCTACCATAGTTCTTCATGGCAACAGATGGTACATGCTCATATTGGATGTTACTCCAATCTTGCGCGCACATCTTCTGCTCAACCGTTTGGGATTTGGATACAATGTACTTGCGTAAATCTTTAGGTGTACAACCTTTGTATTTACGCATAGCATTGAACCATTCTCCCTTTCTCGGAAAGAACTTAGCGAGTAAGCCTGCGTTATCTGATTCCTCCAACTGAGTAGCTAAATAGTTTAGCATATCAGCATCAGGCTGGGCAGATTTGAAGATATCTTTCCAATAACCATACTCCTCAATATGTATAATAAGCTGTGAGAATAAATCTCTATCAACTTTATACAAGTAAGACATTATGGTTTGGAATAATCTCTTCTCTCCTGCCCCTCCTCTGCAATCTCTTGCCCAATACAAGATTTTACAGGCTAGTTGGGGGTTTTCAGCATAGGCACTGTTCCAAACTCTAATGATATCATCAGTAGACATATGTCTAGATGCTCCTGCTAGGAAGAACATATCTAGACATTTGTCCATAGATGTCTGGTTGGTTACACAACCGTTATCAGTTAAAGTTTGGATGTCTTGTAGTGCTTGTGTTAGTGTTACGTTTGTCATAGCTTTGATATTTGTGATTTGATTTAGATTTGATTTAATTTTGGGGAGAGCTATTACACTCTCCCCTGTTGTTAATTTGTGGCTTTCCAAGGGGTGTTAAATAGTACAGATTATGGATTCCCCTTATACGGAAAGCCTCTCTAGTGTTGTTGTAGTTATAGAGACTGCTGACATAATCTTTGTTTTTAAATAACGGTCAGGATGTTATGTGTAGTTAATGATTATAGATACTGCTGAATCATCCTTTAGCCGTTGGTGTAATCAGATTGATCTGTGTGTTGCTTTATTACTGATGTATTAATGCTGAATCAATCTTTCAAAAAACTTATTCTTTTGACAAGTTTTTAAACACACCTACTAATCTTCGGTGTGTCTAAGGCAGTTCCTAGGAAACTGTTGTCTACCTACAGCATTCACCGCTATGGTGTCTACGCTGCCAACTCCTCCTGAGTGCACCTGGAGATTATTCTCCAACGCTTTGGGCTTAAGCACCTGTTTATTCTGACCCAAATCAGATTACTGGATTCCAATGATATGTTGAGTACAAGTACTCTGTCATTGCATCTACATCTGAACCTGTTATTTCAGGTATATCAGATAAGATATCATCTAATCCATGTATGTTATCTACTATGACAATTTTGTACATGTCATTTCTGTATGTTTTGATTGCAAGTTTTACCTTTCCATTAGGTGTAGCTTGCCATGCTACTATTTTCATACGCTTTACTCTTTCTTTGATTTAATAAAGGTAATAAATTTTAAGTGATTTTACAAGAATGCGACACTGGTGACGCATAGGTACGACACCTGTGACGCAAAACTTGTATCTAAATTCACTTTTAACTCACTAGCTATGAACCACTTACGTGGCTTTTCTTATAACCTAACAATAGAATATAACATAAGAAGTATATACTCTATTGTTGTTATGTGCGTCACTGATGACGCATTTTTATTCTTTTGTGAGGTATTCTTCATAATGATTACCATGTTCATCTACAGATATTCCTATAATCATACGCTCTCCTGGCTTAAGCTTTTCAAACTCTTCATTGAGTTTTTCATTGTCATACTTGTTTTGCAGGAAGTAGAAATAGTTTTTCTCCTCATCTGTATAGTCATCTAGAGGTGCAAGTGACTGGACTCTGATTCCCATAGCTGTGGCATCATACTCTGACATGTTGTAATGCTCTAACAGCCAGTATGGCATTTCCATTCTGTCATTATTCTCACAGAGGTGTTGCCACTCAAATAGGTCATGATAATAATTTTTTATTCTGCTCATGTTCTATTAACTTTGTAGCTATATAGTATATTACTTTAGCTGTGTTAGCAATTTTGGTTTAATACAAGTACGGAGAATGTGGTAGGAGGTTGGTTCCTACTCACATATCTCCACATACTTGAAGTTTTTCCACGGTTTTACCCGCAAAAACTCTCTTATAAGTCCTCTAAACTTGCGTCTGCAGTGTTTTGAACAGTGTTTTGAGGTGCAGGTGCTTTGAAAACACCTAAAATGCTCTGTGCTGCTTGTGCTGCAAGTGCATCTCCAAAGTTACCACCATACTGCTGAGCTAAGCTTGCAGCCTGATCAAATGCTGACATGTCTGGTACCACATTGCCATTTGACGTGATAATCAGCTTACCACTTGGTCCAACACATCTTGTTGTAAACCATAGAGGTGTTCCTGTTTCTTCATCTACTCTGTGGTAGTCTCCTTGTGCAGCCTCAAACTCTGCTAATTCTGTTGCGTTACCTGATACTCCGTAAACAAAGGTAGGATTTCCGTTTTTTGATCTGTAAGATCTGATTAGTGTAATGTTCATAATTTTGATTTGGTTAAAAAATTGTTGGTTAAAAAATTGATTACTGATTCTGACATATATTCATTACTTGCTCATAACGCTTATGCTAATAGAGCTGTAATAAATATATTAAGGAAAAGAAAGGAAAAAAAGTGGCTTTAAATGACTTTAAAAGACTTTTTACCCTAAACAAGCTGACATAGCTCAATTACAGTATGACTATAAGAGCTGACGTAGCTAAACTTGCGCAGAAAACGCAAGTAAATATTAATAAAAAGAAAGGAAAAAAAAAGAGTTGAAAAAAGAGTTGAAAAAATAACTTTAAAAGTCTTTAAAAGACTTTAAAGGAGTTGACAGAGATTCATTTCTTACTAGACTTGCCATTCTTACCATTTCTAGCGCGGTTAGTAGAGCGCTTTTCTCTTACTAGCTTGCCTGATTTAGTGTGGGACACGTCCATACCCGGTATACTCTTCTTTCTTGTGACCTTATTAAGCTTGGCTCTGTATTTCTTGCGCTCTGGTGTGCTGTGGTATTCTTTGTTGTAGGCATTCTTCTTTGCTCTTGCCTTGGGATTCTTGGCAAAGTACTTAGCTGACTTGCTTTTGCCTGTGCTCTTGCCAGCGTTGCGGTTTCTCTTATTTGTCTGTTTGCTCATATTTCTAATATACAAAAAATTTCTTGGATTTCCTCTGTATTCTGTATAATGTAGAAGGAAGGAGGATGATGATAGTAAAGCTCTTTGCGCAATGCTTGCGTCTTGCATCATTAAACCATAGCGTGAACGCAGTGAACACCATTTCCTTCAAGCATTTATGCTTGAAATATATGACTTGCAACTTGTTGCAAAGCCATTTCTTCAGAAAAAAACAGGTGTTCCGTGAGGATCACCTGTCTTTTTTATGGTTTTGGTTCTTCTATGGCAACCTTGTAAAAGATTATCCATATTAGAACTGTTATTAAAAGACTACCTAACATATTTGATAATTTAAAAAAGACCCGCTGTTACACGGGCCTTATTGGTTACTCAAATGGAAACTCTTCTTCATCCTCAACGGCTGGAGTGAGTTTAGGTGTGGTAGGTTCTTGGGAGATTTTGATTCCTGAAAGTTGTTGCGCTAGCATATTGCCGTACGCCTCCCTGAACGTTTCTTCTGCACCAAAGTATTTTGCTTGAGATAGTAATCTTTCAGCAAAATTGGTGTCTAGAGCATACCTTTTGTTGTATGCGCTGTAACGCACAGGCATTTCATCTTGTACGTACAGGGACGTAAACAATAGAGGAATTTCAGGATTTTCTGCTGAGTATTGGCAGTTTTCTCCTTGTGCAGAGATATACTCCGCTACCTCGGCAGAGCTGCCGTGAATGGTGTACACATACATTGTGCGTTTTTCTCCGTTGTAATCCTTGTTGTACTGTCTCAAGATTTTAGCTGTAAGTGCCATAATTAATAATTTAAAAAGTGAATAAAAATAATTTTAAAAAAGAAAGGAAAGTTGAAAAAGAGGGTGAAGCCCTAAATGGGCTTCAACCTTTTTCTTACCACGGCAGTTCATCAGAGAAGATATCCTCCATTTCCTCATACCTACGCCTTCCATCATCATCTACAGGCACGGTTGCGTACTTGTTTTTGATTTTATTACGCGCATCACGGAGGTCTTCCAGTTTGCGCTCTATGATTGCCAGCTTTAGCGAATCATAGAATTTCCACACTTCATGGTAAGTGCATACCATAGTAAATTTGTGTGTTGTGGGTTCTCCACCGTCTTTACTTGGCACCTCTGCTACGATAAGGTTATGGAACCTGCTCTTCAACTCTTCTCTATCAGCATTGCTAATTTTTGCAGTCATTTTAACTGCCCAAAAGCCTGTTCCTGTAATTTCTGAGATGCCAAATGGCAATGATAAATTCTTCATAGTTTATGAATTAAAAAGTGAATAATAATTTTATAAAAAAGAAAGGAATACTGTCTGATGTTGGGTTGACAGAAGGTTGGGAGATGATAGTAATAACATACCACTCCCTACAAAAAAAGAGGAGCATAAGCTCCTCTCTACTACATAGTTAATCCTGCTTGATGTACCACACCATAAATGATGCAGCAGAATCCAAAGATTATTAATGCCAACATTGTCCATTGTTTCTGTTCTACCATTACAGCTATTGAAGCTGTAAATAATATGAAGGCTGAACAAAACACAATTGTAGGTAACCCCACAAGAGCAATTAACAAGTTAATTGCTATTACTGCTGATACAGAAGTAATAGCTATTAACATGAATAAATTTGCTGGATTCTTTTCCAGCTCAAATTCTTTCAAGAAATTTTTCATAACAATTATATTTTTTTAGGTTTGGCAGATATGATTCTGCCTTCAATTAATTTATTCTTTACAATGTCCATGGCATGCCATTTACTGGCAGCAAGAACATTGATGGTAGCCACACCACTAGGCGTAGCTACCTTAACGGCAAAGAGAGTCAAAGCTTTTCAACTTTGACCAAGTTTCCTTGACCGTCAACAATGCGCTTGACGGACTTACCGTCAGAGTATGTGATGGTCTGCACGTAGTGCAGGATGCCGTCAATAAGCAGACGGCTAAAAAGAGATTTCTTCATAGCTAGAAGTTTTATGATTAACAATTTTTTTAAAAAAGAAAGGAAAAATAGCAGTTGGGTAGTTACCCCTCTTGTGTTATTTAGGCACTGCTAAGTCCTATCCTTACGCTTATAGATTGCCGTGGCAAGTTTTTTAACGTGGTTTCCTATCCACATCTATATTAATAAGGCTGGCTTGCTCCACTACAGAGCATACACACGCCTTTTATTTAAAAAAATGTTAAGGGCCTACATTCCCTCTCCTGTGAGTACTAGTCACAGCTCTCACAATCCCCCCTCTATGTTAGCATAGCATGGTCATGTGTATAAACATTTTTTGAAAAGAAAGGAAAAAAAAAGAAAGCTGTTAAGCTTTCTCTTTTTCTATACATACAGCATAGTTTCCTAAAATGAACCAAAAATCTTTTGATTTTCCTGGTTCAATAGAAGTAATTACTTCTAAGACTTTGTTGAAGTCTTCTTGAAGGTTATTACGCTTTACGTACTCTAATAAGTCTGTTAGATTTTCCATAATTTTAATAATTTGCTGACAAGAAAGGAATAGCGTTACTACATAAGGTTGACAAGCGCAGCTTGATTTGACCGCAGCAAGCGCAAGCTTGCAAGGGAAGTTGACAAACCGCCTTTATACTATGATCTTGCAAAGATCATTGTAGAAAGCATGAATGGTTTGCTTTGTGCTTGCACAAGCAAAACATGAATGAGGTTTGGCATGAGTTGAATGGCAGATGGCAAAGCCATCTGACATGAGCAAAGCTTTCTGCTAGCAAAGCATGCTTTTGTGTTTGACGCAGGAAAACACGCATGCTGCTACAGAAAGTGCGGGGGGTAGCCTCCGTATAATTTTTGTGGGGGAGTTGAATATATAAGACCCCACACATTCACTATTCCAGAATTTTTTAAAAAGGCAAGATTACTTTTTGAAAGGGATGTATATTTTGTAGAACTTTTCTAAGGCGTAGAGTTGTTTAAGCATTGTGTACATCTCTTCATCTACTAGGGTTTGCTTAAATTCTTCAAATGCTTCCATGTTAGACTCATTAGGATCTTTGAACATGCGTTCTATGTCTGCCATCATTTTGGCAGGTATTGTTAGCCTATGTTTAGGTTTTTTAGAGTTAGTTCTTAATGGGTTTTTCATAAGTATAATATACTGAAATAAGTTGACATGAAAAAACACCTGGGGGGTTATAATATGGTTAAATTTGTATGGGGGTAAGAATTATTTTTTGTATATTTAGGCTTATGTATAAACTAAAAGTATTGTGTTATGGAAGAATATTTTTCTGTATATTCTGAAAAGGTAAAAGTGCCTTTGTTTCATGTTTCGTATGAGGTTATTGTCGCTAGTAATATGAAGGATGCTACAGTGCATGCGGAAAGCATGTATCCTGGTTTGAAGTTGTCTCAGTCAAGAACTAGCGGAGCTTTGGGATACTCTTTTCTTCTAAAACATGACGAATTGGGTAATCATCTTTGTTTATTAGTAGGGTTAGCAGGTTCTGATTTTAATGTGGAGGATCACCCGTCAGTTTTGAGTACTGTTGTTCATGAAGCAGTTCATTTGAGTTGGTATATTATGGATATTGTAGGTGTTGAAGTAAACGGTGAGAATAATGAAATACAAGCATATCTTATTGAAGACATTGTTAGAAATGTTAATAAGGTTATAAAGAATGCTGAAAAAAAATTACCTGAAGAACCATTAGATGAATTATAGTTTTCTTTTTGAAGAAAATATTTTAAATTAGAGGTGTCAAATCTTATTTCTGCTTTTAAAGATTAGACTACGTTTATACATAACTTTGATTCGGTAAAAAGGTCCTTTCTCAGGGGACCTTTTTTCATTATAATTTTTTGATATCTAATTTAAATTAGGTATATTAAAGTATGAGTAAAAACTCATATTCCTTTATATATAAACTTTAAATACATGGGATACGGTAATCAAAATACCCAAGGAAATAGAAAATCTAATTATAATTGGCAGTTTTCTATGATTAAAATCATGAATAAAATTCATGATGCATTAGGAGGAGCTTCAGCAGATTTAAAAAAATTACAGGATCAGGCAAATGATCTTGTAAAAACTTTTACTTATGCTGATCCTGATGATCCTACTTTAAGAAGAGTATCAAGTATAAGATATTCTAGTGCTTCTCTTGGTTTAACTGTCACAGAAACATTTACTTATACTTTGAGTGGAGCTGGTGATTATTACGTAACTGACATAACTTTATCATAAAATGAATATAATAAAAGAAATACTTGGGTTATTTAGAAGAAACACTATAGTAACTCCAGAAGATAATGACGTTTTAATAGTTGGTAAAAGAAAACCAGGTAACTCTAAAACACCACAAGTAAACGATGCTTTGGTTACTTTTAAAAGTATAAAAGATAGTATTGGTGGTGGTGTTAATGCATCTAATACAGGGGCAGGTAGTGAAGTTCTTAAAACACCCGTTGTTGGAAGTAATCTTGAGTTTAGAACATTAAGAGCAGGATCTAACATTACACTTACACAAAATGCTGATGATGTACAAATTGATGCTTCTGGTGGTGGTGGAGGTTATACACCATCAGATGCTTATACTATTCCTGGAGCAACAATAGATTTTTCTGTTAATGCAATAGGATCACTAAATGGTAACCAAGGTACATACACCGGTTGGAGAATGGGGAGATTATTTAGAATAGAAACACCTGTAAGTATTTCTGCATTAAAGATGAATATTAAATCTTTATCAACTAATAGTCCTGCAAAAGCCTATGCGGCATTATATAAATTTAATGTTACAACTAAAATTTGGGAATTAAGATTTCAACCAACAGCTGAATTTGATTATAGCCCAACAGGTGTAACAGGTTGGCAAGAAGCAAGATTGGCTATTCCACATGCACTTGAACCAGGTTTATATATGAGTGTATTTTTAGCAAACAATATAGGTGGAACTTGGGGTTATTCAACATCTACAAGTAGTGGAACTTATGAATTAATTGGACATAATTTAGGTGGAACAAGTATGTATTATGGATTAGTACAAACATCAGGTGCAACTTATGATTATGGAAGCGTTGCAGCAACATTAACATCTGCACAAATGGTTCCTTCACCTTATGATGTAGTAGATAAATTTAGAGTACATTTTGAAATAGCATAATTTGCCACAAGCAGTTATCCTATGGATAGAATTTAATTTTATAGATAAATATATACAAAATGAATTATTATAGAATATCTAAAGACTTTTGGTCTTGTATTAAAAAATTTGAAAACCTTGAAGCAGCACAAGCATTTGCTGATTCACTTGGTGAAGGATACACAGCAGAATACTATGCACCATATACTCCACCAACAATCCAAGAAAGGCTTAAAATGGATATACAATTTGGACAAGATCTTGTATTTGTATTTGTTGAGGACAACAGAATAATGGGTACAACACAAGAACAAAATGATGCCATACTCGTCAAGTTTAGAGACATTCTTGCCTTTGCACAAACTGGTGCAATTGAATCAATCAATGTGCATCTTCCAAACATACCAACAGATGAAGTCTTTACACAAGAAAGAAAAGATAAATACATCCAGATGGTAACTGATTACTTAGCACAATTTAATTGATATGGCAAATCAAAAATATAATCCTTTATTACAATTAGGTTTTCAAGAAGTCAGCACTGGTGGAGGTGGTGGTAGCGTTTCTGATGCATGGAGTTTGAACGGAACTGTTACAGATTTTGCTGGTCAATCACAATCAAGCGGTAGTACAATAAATTGGCAAGGTAATAGAGCATCTTACAATCCTATAAGAATAGAGTCAAATTGTACTCTTAAAAATATGGGTTTTGCAATTAATGCTTTAAGTACTAATGCAACTTGTGTTTGTTATGGTGCATTATATAAGTATGATATAACAACTGATACATTGAATTTGGTTGCTACAATGCCTCAAGAAATTCAAACAAATACTACAACAGGAGTAACAGGATGGAATTTTGTTAATTTTGCAAGTAATGTAAATTTAACTCCTGGAGTTTATGTTGTTAGGGTAATTTCAAATGTTGGTGGATTTCAAACATCATATAATAATGTTGAGCAAGACACCTATGGTTATATTGACACAGGAACTGCAAATTTATCTGTTTTAACATCTTATAGCGAATTAGTTACTTATGATTTTGGTAGCACGCCAACAACAATAAATTTAACACAAATAACACCAAGTAGTAGCTTTTTTTATCAGTATTCAAAAGCAGCATTATTCACCTTAATACAACCATAAAAAATGAATTTATATAAAATATCAAAAGATTATTGGGAGGTTGTTAAAAAATTTGCAACACTTGAAGATGCACAAGCTTTTGCTGATTCATTAGGTGAAGGTTATACAGCAGAATTTTATGCTCCATATACGCCACCATCAATTCAAGAAAGGTTGCAAATGGATATGCAGTTTGGTCAAGACCTTGTGTTTATCTTTGTTGAAGACAATAGAATCATGGGTACAACACAAGAGCAGAATGATGCTATTCTTGTCAAGTTTAGGGATATTCTTGCTTTTGCTCAGACAGGTGCTATTGAATCAATCAATACACACCTTCCAAACATACCAGTTGATGAAGTCTTCACACAGGAAAGGAAAGACAAATACATGGCAATGGTCACGGATTACTTAGCACAGTTTGTATAATGAAAGAGTTTAAGATATTTGGTTTAAAATGTTTTTGTCCAGAAGTGTTAGCTTTCTTAACATTATTTATAGGAGATATAATATCTTCAATATTAGCTATTACATTTTTGATATTTGCTGATACATTAACAGGCATTTGGGCTTCTCTTAAATTAAATATCCCTATTACTTCTAGAAAGGCAGGAAGAATTACTTCTAAATTAATAATCTATCCTTTAGCAATTATTGTATCCAAAGTAGCAGAAGTATATCTAACACCAGCTTTACCATGGATACAAGTTACTTCAGGTATCATAGCTATAGTAGAAGTTAAAAGCGTATTTGAAAATATGAGTATTATACTAGGATATGATCTTTGGGAAAAAATTAAACTGGTTCTTTGGAAAGAAAGAGAAATTGCAAAAAAGAATTTAAAAGAAAAAGAATAAATTAAGTTGTTATAAGTAAAACTTGTATAGTTTAAACATTTTTAGTTATATTTGATATATAATCAAAAAAATTTTAAACGTCATGAGTAAAAACCAACAACAAGACTCTGAGCAAAAACTTACCTCAGAGCAAATTGCACAAATCCGCAAAAACGCAATTACACATTACACAGAAGAAATTAAGTTTTTAGAGGTTCAAAATCAATATGAACAGCTACAAGCTGACATTGAAGAGCATAGATTGCGTAAAATAGTAGCTATAGCTCAACAATCTCAATTCTTTTCTCAAGATGAAGAGACTGAAGAACGCTTACAAGAAAAAGCTCCTGCTCCTCCAGCAAAAAGTGTTAGTAGAAAACTTAAAAAAACAGAATAGTTATGAGTGTTATTAAACTAGGATCTTCTGACAGAGCTACTGTTAAAATTATACAGAAAGTTGTAGGTGTAAAGCCTGATGGTATATTTGGTCCCAAAACAATGAATGCTATAGTACATTGGCAAAGACAAAATAATTTAACAGCAGATGGTATTGTTGGGCCACAAACTATGGAGGCTATGGGTATTTTAGATACAGATCTTAAAAATGTATCTCAATATACAACAGATGAAGGGTTAATTATACAAAAGCATTTTTTACCTAAAGGAGAATATGTAAAAGAAAGTTATAAAATTCAAAATGACTATGTTTTTTTACATCATACCGCAGGTAATTCAAATCCTTTTGCTACTATTGATTCTTGGGGTAGAGATGATAGAGGTAGGGTAGCTACTGAATTTGTATTAGGTGGGCAGGATCATAAAACTGGAGATGATAGATATGATGGTGTTATGGTACAAGCTTTTCCAGAAGGTTGTCAAGGCTTTCATTTAGGAAAAACAGGTTCATCATATATGAATAAACATTCTGTAGGATTAGAAATTTGTGCTATGGGTTATCTAACAGAAGACTACAAAACTTATGTTGGTTCCCAAGCAATAGAATCTCAGGTATCTAAATTAGAAGAGCCTTTTAGAAAAAGAATTTATTATCATAGATATAGCAATAAACAAATAGAAGCTACAAAAAAATGGCTATTATATATTGCTAACAGAGACAATATAGATATTGATCAAGGTTTAATTCCCTGGATTAAAAAGTTTGGTCCAACTAAAGCTTTTGGTTTTCATCAGGATGCTTTTGAAGGAAAAGTAAAAGGTCTTCTTTCTCATTGTAATGTTAGAAAAGATAAGACAGATGTTTTTCCTCAACCAGAGTTAGTTGATATGTTGTTATCTATATAAATACAAAGTTATGGCGGAAGCAAATTTAGTGACTAAAAAAGTAAGAATGGGTCACAGAGATATTATTAAATATCAACTCATTACTTATTGTTTTACAAATAAAATACAGTTAAGTAGTAATGAACTTAACTGTTTGACTTTATTAGGTGCTTATGGTGAATGTGAGTTAGCAGAATTTTGTAATTCTACTGTTCAAGAAAAAATATTTAAGACACCTCAAACTGTACGTAATTTTTTAAGTAAAGCTTGTAAAATTAAATTAGTTAAAAAAAACGGCTCAAATAAAAAGAAAATCTCTTTGAGTCCTGATCTACAGGTGCAGACTAAAGGAAATATAGTTTTAGATTTTAAATTGTTTTATGTTACCAAAGAACAGTAAACATTTTTTACAACCAACAAGTGAAAAACTAAATATGAATCTATCTATGATAGAGGACGTTATTAATTTTTACTATGTTGAATTAAGAAAAGCACTCTCTAATTTAGAGTTTTATAATATACAAGTTGAAAATTTAGGATCTTTTCAAATAAAAAAGAAAGAGTTACCAAAGCTTGTTATGAAATATACTAATCACTTAAATGTTATTCAACCAGATACATTTAATCAGATGGTAATTAAAAAAGATATAGAAGAAAAATTAGAGAAAGTTTTAAATGTTCAATCATTACTTTATGAAGATATAAAACGTAAACAGGAATTTTATAAAAAAAAGATAGATGGATTTAAAAAAGATATGGAGCAATAAAAAACAAATTCTTGAGGGTATTAAGAATAATTTGTTTAAAAAAGAACATATAGAAGAAGTAGCTAGAGAAAGACATTTAGTTTGCACTGTTTGCCCTAAGATAGATCTTACAGGAGAAAACTGTGAAGTTCCTGGTACAAATCCTTGTTGTGGAAGTTGCGGGTGTAGTTTAGCGTTTAAGCTAAGATCTTTATCTTCTTCTTGTCCTGAAGGTAAATGGGATGCTGTTGTAACAGAAGAAATAGAAGATCAAATCAATAATCAAATCAATAATATGTAAAATGGAATTAATATTTAAAGCAGACAATCATACTTATGAAAGTAAAAACAATCCTAATACCAAATGGTTAAGTACTACATCTTTAATATCTCTTTTTAAACCACATTTTGATGCAGATAGTATTGCATTGAAATCTTCTAAAAATAAAAAATCTAAATGGTATGGGATGGATCCAGAAAAGATAAAAGAAATCTGGAAAAATGAATCTCATAGAGCAGTATCTTTGGGAAGTTGGTATCATGATCAAAGGGAAAAAGAACTCTTAATGTGTGAAACAATACAAAGAAGCGGTATTGATTTACCTATTATACATCCAATAGAGCAAGACGGTGTAAAACATTCACCTGCTCAAGTTCTAACTCCAGGTATATATCCAGAACATTTTGTTTATTTAAAATCAGCAAGAATTTGTGGTCAAGCAGATAGAGTTGAAGTTGTAGGAGATAAAGTAAATATCTATGATTATAAAACAAATAAAGAAATAAAAACTAAAGCTTATGTAAACTGGGAAGGTAAAATGTCTTGTTTAGAAGGCCCATTATCTCATGTAGGTGATTGTAATCTAAATCATTATGCTCTACAGTTAAGTATTTATATGTATATTATACTTAAGCACAATCATACTTTAAAACCTGGTATAATGCAGATACATCATGTTTTATTTGAAGTAGAAGATACTGATGATAATGGTTATCCTTTAGTAGCAACAGATGCCGCAGGTGATCCTATTATAAAAGAAGTTATTCCTTATGATTTGCCTTATATGAAAAAGGAAGTTAACGCTATTATAAAATATTTAAAACTACATCCAGAAGTTTATGATTAAGTTATTAGATATAGAAAACAATGTAGTTAAGCCTACTGAGCATTGCCAAATGATTAAATGGTTAAGTGTTATTCAAGAAAAATATCCTGAGAACGCTTTAAAAATTTATGCTTATATATTTTACATGTGTTGTCCAAGTCAAGAGAATCCTTATTTTAATATGCAAATTGAATTAAGAGAAGATGTTATAATAGATGATTTAGGCATTGATTTTAGTTTAGAAGAAGATGAAATAATAACAGCAGTAGAAAAAGCTACAAGCATGTATGAAACACCTACAGTAAGAGCATACAAAGGTATTACAACTATGTTAGATAATTTAACAGAGTATATGAGTACTACAGCTGTTACAGCAGGTAGAGATGGTAATATAAATTCTCTGCTTAGAATAGCTAAAGAGTTTGATGCTATACGTCAATCATATAAAGGCGTAGCAAAAGATTTAGAAGCAGAACAAGAATCTCATGTAAGAGGAGGTCAACAATTAGGTTATGATCAGATGTAAAAACTATGAGTGAAATCTATGAAGATATACCTGTTTATGAAAACAATGAATGGACAACAATAAGTTTTAATTCAAGAAGAGAGCTATATGAGTATGTGAAATCTACTTTTAAAGAGCCTGGTAAATATGAGTTTGATGAAACAGCACAGTTATTTAATGAACAAGCAAGACTTTTCAGAAAACAAGGTGACGTATATTGTATGGCTCCTTTTAGAAGTAAGGATTTTGTAAAATACTGGGATTTTGAAAAGCAAAAATCCAGGAAAGGTGTATTCTTTAAAAATAATAATAAGGTATGGTACTTACCAAGAGACTATTATTTCTGGATTAACTTTCTTCCAATCTATGATAAAATGAAAAAGAAGTTTGATTTTCCATTAGTTTGGGATGTACAGCTTCATATCTCTCTTTATGAGTGTTTAGCAGAACTAGATTATAAGCATGCTTCTATTCTAAAGAAACGTCAGATAGCCTCTTCATATTTTCATATGGGTAAACTTATAAATCAAATATGGTTTGAGGAAGGACCTATACTAAAGATAGGTGCTAGTTTAAAAGATTATATTAATGTAAATGGTAGTTGGAAATTCTTAGATGAATACAGAGCTTTTTTAAATGGGAGTACTGCTTGGTATAGACCTATGAATCCTGGTAAAGTTCTTACTTGGCAACAAAAGATTGAGGTTACAAAAGGAGGTAAGAAAAAAGATGTAGGTTTAAAAGGTATGATGCAAGGTATGTCATTTGAACAGTCTGCTACAAAAGGTGTAGGTGGTCCTTGTACTTATTTTTTTTATGAAGAAGCGGGTATTGCCCCTAGTATGGATAAAACTTATGAGTATGTAAGACCTGCAATGCAAGCTGGAGAAATAACTACAGGTATGTTTATAGCAGCAGGATCTGTGGGTGACTTAAAAGATTGTGGGCCACTAAAAGATTTTACATTATACCCTAAACAAAATAATATATATGCTGTAGAAACAGATCTTATAGATGAAACAGGCATGAGAGGAGAATCAGGCTTATTTATTCCTGAACAATGGGGTATGCCGCCACATATTGATAAATATGGTAATTCTTTAGTTGAACAAGCTTTAGAAGCAATAGACGGCATGTTTAAAAAATGGAAAAAAGAATTAAGACCTAATTTATATCAGTTAAGAATATCTCAGCATCCTAGAAACATTAAAGAAGCTTTTGATTTTAGAGAAGAGTCTGTATTTCCATTAAATTTGGTTGCAGACCAAGAAAGAGAAATAAATGAAGGAGCTTACCCTTATGAAACAGTAGATATACAGGAAAAACCTGACGGTTCTTTAAGAGTTAAAAAAATATCTAAAGCTCCAATTACTGATTTTCCTGTTAAAACAAATGCAGAAGATAAAACAGGAGCTATTGTAGTTTGGGAAAGGCCTGATAAAGATCCTGAGTTTGGAACTTATTATGCTTCTATTGACCCTGTTTCAGAAGGTAAAACAACTACGTCAGATTCATTATGTTCTATTTATGTTTATAAAACTGCTGTAAATGTTACACGGCATACAGAAGATAGAATAGAAAACTTTGTAGAAGGAGATAAAATAGTAGCTGCTTGGTGTGGACGTTTTGATGATATTAATGAAACGCATAAAAGACTCAGACTTATAATAGAATGGTATAATGCATGGACTCTTGTAGAAAATAACATATCTCTTTTTATTCTTTATATGATAAAGGAAAGAAAACAAAATTATTTGGTTCCAAAAAATCAAATGCTTTTCTTAAAAGAAGCTCAAGCAAACAAAACTGTTTATCAAGATTACGGTTGGAAAAATGCAGGGACTTTATTTAAAAATCATCTTTTAAGTCATTTAATTGAATGGCTAAAAGAAACTATAGATGAAGAAATAGATGATGAAGGAACTATTATAAAAAAGCATTATGGTATACGAAGATTACCAGATCTTATGGCTTTAAAAGAAATGCAGGCTTACAGACCAGGTGTAAACGTTGACCGTATTGTATCTCTAGCAGCTCTTATAGCTTTTGTTAAAATACAAGATTCTAACAGAAAGACTAAAGTTAGGATTGAAAATGAGATTCCAAATAAATTGGAAAATTCACAAAATTTGTATAAATTAAAGAGTACCCCTTTTAGAAATTTAGGTAGAAAAAAGTCTAACTTAAACTTCAAAAAAAAGAGGTCCCCTTATAAAAGACTACGTTAATGAAAATATATAACGCTCTTGATTTAAAGAAAGGAAAAAAAGCTGAAACTAAAAGGTTGTGGGCAGTGTCACAACCTTTACAGTTTATTCCTAAAAAAGAAAAAGACACAGACTGGTGTGCATGGAACATGGACTGGTTAGAGTGGAATGGTATTAAACAGATTAGAAGAAATGCTAGAAGACTCATGAAAAACTATAAGTTAGCAAAAGGTCTTATAGATAAAACAGATTATATTGTAGAAGAAGATAATGAAATGCTAGAGATTGTTGATCAATTAGCTATTGATGATGAAGCTCCAGCATTAGATTTAAAGTTCTATCCAATTATACCTAATGTAATAAATACATTAGTTGCTGAATTTGCAAAAAGAAATAGTAGAGTATCTTTTAGAGCTGTTGATGAGTTTACTCATAATGAAATAATGGAAGCTAAAAGAGCAGAAATAGAAAGTGCTCTAGTAAAACAAGCTGAGCTAAAGTTATTAAGCAAAATGATAGAGCAAGGAATGGATCCTCAAGATCCTGAAGTTGCTAAAATGATGCAAGAACAACTTAGTTTAGATAATATAAAAACACTACCTGAGATTAATGAATTCTTTTCTAAAGACTATGAAGTTATAGCTGAAAAATGGGCTTCTAAACAGATGATCATTGATGAGCAAAGATTTAGAATGGATGAGTTAGAAGAAATGGCTTTTAGAGATTCTCTTATTACTGATAGAGAATTTTGGCATTTTAAGATGTTAGAAGATGATTACATACCTGAAGTTTGGAATCCAGTACTAACATTCTATAATAAATCACCTAACTGCAGATATATATCTGATGGTAATTGGGTTGGAAAACTTGATATGATGACTGTCCCTGATGTAATAGATCATTATGGATGGTTAATGAATGAAGAACAGTTAGCTTCATTACAACAATATTATCCTATTAGTGCTGCGGGTTATCCTATTACAGGTTATCAAAATGATGGTACATATTATGATGCTACTAAATCTTATGATTGGAATGTAGGCTCTCCATCACTAAATTATAGACAATTAACGTCTATGAGAGATAACTTTATTAATAATGGTTCTGATATAGTAAGTTGGGTTCTTGGAGAGAGTGAAGATTATGGAACTGAGTGGGTTACCAACATGATGCGTGTAACCACAGCTTATTGGAAATCACAACGTAAAGTAGGACACCTTACTAAAATAGATGAGACAGGTGCTGTAACTACAGATATTGTAAGTGAGGAATATACTATAACAGACAAACCCATCTATAATAATGAACTTATAAAGAATAAAAATACTTCTACGCTTGTTTTTGGTGAGCATATAGAGTGGATTTGGATAAATCAAGTTTGGGGCGGTGTAAAAATAGGCCCTAATGCACCTACATTTTTAGGAGCAGAAACAAACGGAATAAATCCTATATACTTAGGTATTAATCAAAATCATATAGCGCCATTAAAATATCAATTTAAAGGAGAAAATACTTTATATGGTTGTAAGCTTCCTGTAGAAGGTAAGATTTTTTCAGACAGAAATACTAGGTCTACATCATTAGTGGATATGATGAAGCCTTTTCAGATTGGTTATAACATTGTAAATAATCAGATAGCAGATATACTTGTTGATGAAATAGGTACAGTAGTTATGATAGATCAAAATACTTTACCAAAACATTCTTTAGGAGAAGATTGGGGTAAAGGTAATTTAGCTAAAGCATACGTAGCTATGAAAGACTTTAGTATGCTTCCGCTAGATACGTCTATTACTAATACAGAAAATGCACTAAATTTCCAGCATTTTCAACAACTTGATTTATCTCAGACAGGTAGATTAATGTCTAGAATTCAGTTAGCTCAATTTTTTAAACAACAAGCTTTTGAAGTTGTAGGTGTTAATCCACAAAGACTTGGACAACAAATAGGTCAAACAGAAACTGCTACTGGTATTGAACAAGCTGTATCTGGATCTTATGCGCAAACAGAAATGTATTTTATAGAGCATTCAGACTATTTAATGCCTAGAGTTCATGAAATGCGTACAGATTTAGCTCAATTTTATCATTCAACAAAACCTTCTGTTAGATTACAGCACATGACTAGCAATGATGAAAGAGTAAATTTTGAAATTAATGGTACAGATCTTTTACTAAGAGATATAAATGTTTATTGCTCAACAAAAGCTAATCATAGAAAAATACTTGAGCAAATGAAACAATTAGCTGCTAGCAATAATACTACAGGAGCTAGTATATATGATTTAGGAGAAATAATTCAGTCTGACTCAATGGCTACCTTAACTACAGCTTTAAAACGTATTGAAGATAAAGGTATGCAAAAAGCTCAAGAGCAAAGACAGCATGAACAACAAATGATGGAAATGCAAGCTCAACAAGCTGAAAAACAAAAAGCTATGGAGCTTGACTTTAAAGAAAGAGAAGCTGAAAAAGAACGCAGAAAAGATATTCTTGTTGCTGAAATTAGAGCTTCTGGTTATGGAGCAATGCAAGATTTAAATCAAAATCAACAATCTGATTTTATAGATAATATTGAAAAGCTTAAAAAGACTGAGCAATATCAAGAAACTATAAACTTGCAAAGAGAAAAAGCAAGTGATAGACGCAATGAGCAATATGAAAAACTCAACCTCAAAAGAGAAGAACTTGCTTTAAAAAGAGATATGAAAAATAAAGATCTTGAGATTGCTAGGGAAAATAAAAATCAGTATGATATCCCAAAAAAGAAGAAAAATAAAGAAGACTAAAAATATTGTAGCTATATAGTGGCAAAATATTTTTTTTTACGTGAAGTTTTTTAAAACTTATTATATTTATTTTTCTTAGAATTGTGTATATTATTTATAGACAATATATATGTCAGTTATATAAAACCAACAAAAATTTTTGATTATGAGTGAAACACAAGAAACAACTAGTGTAAGTAAAGTAGACATTGACCTGGATGATATCTTAGGTACAGGTAATGATTCTATTATGCTAGCTGATGAAAACACACAAGTAAAAGAAAAAACAGAGGATAAGAAAACACTTTTTGCTCCTATAGAGCAAGACATGTCTTTTTTAAACCTTGACAAAGAAGAAGTTGTAAAAGAATCTGAAGATATTTCTAAACAAGAGGCTTATACTCAAGAAGAAATTGATACTACTCTAAAACAACCAGAAGAAATTGAAGTAGAAGAACCTGTAAATAAAGGTGGTAGACCAACAGCTATGGTATCTGCTACTAAAAATTTAATTGATAAAGGTTTGCTGCTTCCTTTTGATGATGACAAAAAAATTGAAGAGTACACTACTGAAGATTTTGAAGAGCTTATTGCAGCTAACTTAGAACAAGTACAGAATAATCTTCAAACCGTAATGCCTCAAGAATTTTTTGGTAATATGCCTGAAGAAATGCAACAGGCTTATCAATATATTGCCAATGGTGGTACAGATCTTAAAGCTTTATTTGGTGCGTTAGCTTCTTCTAATGAAATGAAAGAACTTGATGTATCTAAAGAAGAACATCAAAAATATGCTATTAGAGCTTATTTATCTGCTACTAACTATGGTACTCCTGAAGAAATTGAAGATGAGATATATTCATTAGAAGATAGAGGAGAACTAGAAAAGAAAGCAAGACAGTTTAAGCCTAAGTTAGATGCTATGCAACAGCAGATTGTTAATCAAAAGCTAGCAGAACAAGAAAGACAAGCTGCTCTTAGAGCAGAACAGTCTCAAAAATATATAGAAAGTGTTTATCATGCATTAGAACCAGGAACATTAGGAGATCTTAAAATAGATAACAGAGTTCAAAACATGTTGTATTCTGGATTAGTTCAATCTAATTATCCTTCTATTAATGGTAAGCAAACAAATTTACTTGGTCATTTATTAGAAAAATACCAATGGGTAGAGCCTAATCACGGTCTTATAGCTGAAGCTTTGTGGCTTTTAGCAGATCCTCAAGGTTATAAATCTCAAGTAAAAGGTGTTGGTTCACAAGAAGAACAAGCTAAAGTTGTAAGAAGTTTGAAAACAGAGCAGTCAACAAGAACTACTACAAATCAAACAACTTCTGCGCAACCTGATGCTAAAAGAACACCGCCAAAAAGAAATACAATTAACAGACCAAAAAGAAACTTTTTTGGCAGGTAATTAAAGATTAAACAATAATTAGTAATTTTTTTAAAAACTCAACAAATGGCAACACCAAGTTTTAACAATGGACTCTTTTTAAGGGATACTTCTTATCAAGCAAGTTCACATGTAGACAGTTACCACTTAGCTAACATGTTGAGAGATGCAGAACCTACTGATATGGGGCCAGTTGATATCTGGGCAATGACTCAAAAAGTAGAAATGCCTCTTTATCAAATGTCTAGCTTTGGTGGGAAAAATGTAATTGAAGTTGACAACATTCGTGGTGAATGGAAATGGCAAACACCTATTTCTCAAGATCTACCTTATGTTGTTGATGACGTTGAACCTCTTAATGAAAACAAAGGGGTGGATGGGCAACTATTCAAGATTAAGTTAAACACTAGAGAATTTGGTCATGGTGATATCATCACTTATGATAAATACAATGGTGTGGAACTTTTAATCTCTTCAGAAGAAGATATTCTTCCTCTAGGAGACGGTTTCTTGTATACTGTTCAGGTTGTAAACAATGACAATTACAAGTATCTAGAAAATCAATTCTTAACTCCAGGAACTAAATATTTCCGTAAAGGTTCTGCAAGAGGTGAGTATGGTGAAAGATTCTCTGACATCCAAACTAAATCTGGTTTTAGAGAATTCTATAACTATGTGGGTGGAGCTGAAGCTCACGTACACTACTCTATCTCTTCAAGAGCAGATATGGCTATCAAAGGTGGTCTTAATGCTGATGGTACAGTTCCTGTAACAGAAATTTGGAGAAACTTTGATAAAAGCGTTGATCCTTCTATTTCTACTATTGAAGATCTAGTAAGCAAAATGGGTAAAGACTATGTAAAAAGAGCTGTTGCAAACGGTGATCTTTCTAGATCTTTCCTTACTTCTTTAGAAGCTGCTCACTTAACTAAAATTGCTACGGATATTGAAACTTACCTAATGTGGGGACACGGTGGTAGAATTAAGCAAGATGGTCCAGATGATGTTAGATTGTCTGTGGGTCTTTGGAAGCAGCTTGATAACTCTTTCAAAAGAGTATATAACAAGTCTAGCTTTGATCTTGAATTATTCCGTGCAGAACTTTATAACTTCTATGCAGGTAAAGTTGACTTTACTGGTCCAGATCCAAAAAGAACAATTATTGTTCAAACAGGTATGGGAGGTATGAGAATGGTTAATGAAGCTATTGCAAGAGAAGCTGGTTCTACTTCGCTATTTACAATTGAAGGTTCTGAAAAATATGGAGTAGGAGCTGTAACTAGAAAAGGTATGAATCTAGGCTTTGGATTTGCATTCACTAGTTATGTGATTCCATTCCTTGCAAATGTTCAATTTGTAATTAACCCTGCATTTGATAACGTTCATACTAATGACATTGAGAATCCAATTATTGATGGGCATCCTCTAAGTTCTTATAGCTTTATTATTTTTGATGTTACTGATAACACAAATGATAATATTTACCTATTAAAACTTTCTTGGGATAACCAATTGAAATGGTGGTATCAAAATGGAACAATGGATTATATGGGTAGAACTCAAGGATTCCAATCTTCAGGCCAGTTTAATGGATATAGAGTTTATATGACTCAATGTATGCCAGCAATCTGGGTAAAAGATCCTACCAAGGTTCTTAAGATTGTGATGAGAAACCCAATTACAGGAGGGTCCTTCTAACACGTACTCATACTATAAAGGGAGGGTTTAAAAGCCTTCCCTTTTTTTAGTCAGAATAATAAACCAACTTAAAACAATTTTAAAATGCCAAGACGTAAAAAAACAGAAAACGTTGCTGGAGAAACAGTTAAAGTAACTGGATTACCTGAAGCATCAACTGTCACAGTAGAAATTCCTGAAACATTGGATGTCCTAGAACCAATTGAAAAAAAGAAAGTGACTATAAAAGATATCTTATCTAAAGTAGGAAAAATACAAATTAAACCTTACATAGATCCTAATTCAGAAAATATGGGTCTTGAAGATTATAGAATGGTTGTTTTTCCTGGAGTTACTCATGAAGAGCAGTTAGCTGCTATAGAAAGAAATGGAGTTGTTAGATATATTACAGGTCTTGATGAATTTGCAACAGAAGTACAGAATATTCCTGATACTTCACAAAAAAAAGCAATCATTAAGAATATTAGAATTGTTGTAGCTGATTTAGAACAAAGATTAGCTACTAATGTGCTTAATATTGATGACGCAGACTTTTGGAACAAGGTAACTTTACTTAGACCAGAAAACATTAAATTTTGGGAAAAAATAACTATGAAAGTTGGTAATGAACCCGTTCATCTCAGTCCTTTAAAAGATCCGTATGATCTTATTAAATTAATGGCAATTGAAGCTGGAGGGTTTGATCTTATTGCAAAAAGCTATGAAGATGCTCAAGCAAAAGCAAAACCACCAAAATTTTATTTAGATAAAGAAACACAAACAGTATCTACTAAAACTATTTACAAAAAATTACGTAACAGAGCTATTAGACATCTTGATGAGCTTTATAGTAAGAATCCTAAAAAACTTCTTTATGTTACTAAAGTAGTAGATGCAAACAGTTCTACATATAAAACACATACGCCAATTGATATTTTATATGAGGCGTGTGATGAGTATATTGCAGGTAATAGTGGAGAAAAACCTAAAGTATCTGCTCAAAGATTTATAGACACTTGCTCTTTAGATATGGAAACCGTAAAACTAAAAGCTTTAGTTAAAGATGCTTCATTCTTTAGAATGATTAGTTTAAAACCAGACGGTATGTTATATCATACTAAATCATCAGCTTTATTAGGAAGAAATGTAGCTGACGTAGTTGAGTTTTTAAAGAATCCTTTGAATGAAGATTTATTAGTAAAACTTTTAGGTGAAGTTGAATCACTTTGGAATTCTTAATGATAAATGGATAACGCTACTATTCAAATAAAAATACAGCAAAGGCTAAATAAATTAGCTAGTCAAGATTATGATAATATTGAATGTTGGCAAATAGTTGAAGCATTTAATAAAGGTCAAGTAACTTGGTCTAGAAGACAACTGCATGGAATAAACACTAAACAAGAAGGTGATGAACAGTCTAAAAGAAGGATTGATGACATGCAAGTCTTACTTACAGAACTGACTGTTAATTTTAATAACAAAGATTTGTTTGTAGAAGTTCCCGCTTTGCCTGATAATTATTTTGAATGGAAAAGAATTACTGTAGATGCTACAGATGAATGTTGTGATGAACCAAGAAAAATGGTTGTTTATCTAGCAGAACAAGGTAACGTAGATGAGTTACTAAGGGATAAAAATAAACAACCTAGTTTTTTATGGGCTGAAACTTTCTGCACTCTTCAAAATAATACAATAAGGGTTTATACAAATAATGAATTTTCTGTTGAAACAGGAAAACTTTATTACTATAGACAACCTAGAAGAATACAGATTTTAGGATGTTCTGATCCTTATACTCAATTAGTATCAACAGCAAATGTAGAATGTGAATTTAAAGATGATATTATTGAGTTGCTTATTGATGAAGCTGTTAAAATTTTAGCTGGAGATATTGAATCATTTAATATACAACAGATTGCTACGCAAGAAGTTGAAGGTAATAATTAATTATGAAACAAAGAATGCTTAAAACAGGAGCTGTATCTGTATCACAACCATCTATCTTTAGACAACCTAGTCAACAAATGGTTTCTTTAGATGATAAGTTAGCAGATTGTATTTCAGATATGTTAGATGCTGCACCTGCTTTTCATAGGTTACATTTAAAAGTTACTGGACCTGGTTCTTTTGCACAACATAAAGCTTTAAATGAGTTATATGATGCATTGCCTGGATTAGTAGACACAGTTGCTGAGAGTTATCAAGGAGCTGCAGAAACTATTTTAAATTATCCACTATCTCAAAGTTTAAACTTTCAGACTGTGGAAGAAGCTATAAGTTATATACGTATGAAGTATGATTATCTTACTGAAATACAAAATGTTATGCCTTATAGTGAAATTGTCAATGACATAGATATGATAAAAACGTTATTTAATGCAACTAAGTATAAGTTGCTATTCTTAAAATAAGTTATGTTATCTGTTGTTGTCTCTGATAATTTTTGTATATTATAGTATATTTATTTATTTGTTTATTTATAAAATTTTTAGAAAATGGCTTATTTTAATCACGCTTTTCGCAAATCTTATATTTGTACTGGTACAAATATATCAGGTTCAAATACTCCAGAAGAACCTAATACTACAGGAGGACTTATTGTTACAGCTGGGGTAAATACTTATCAACTTTCAGAACCTGGATCAACACTTGCTAAACCTGGTATTTTAGGTATTTTTGATGCTGATACGTATCTTTCATACAGTGCTGTTGATCAAATGAATTGTTGCAAAATTATTATTGCAGGGTCTTCTCTTAAAACAAAAGACATGCAAGCAATGCATGGAGGTTACTTAGAAAGTAGTAAATCAAAAGTTATCAATCCAAAATATGTTTCTAAGTTTTGGAATGTTACTGCTCAACCTGGTTTTCAATCTCAAACTTTAATTGGTGCAGCTCCTGTAGACTCTCCAAATGATACAGCAGATTGTCAAAAAGATTTTCTTTGTAATGAAACTTATTATTTGAGACTTGATATTAAAGGAACAGCTCCTTTAAGATTTGCTCACCATAATATTTATCATACAGTAGATGCTTATACAGGTTGTTGTGATGATCCTGCAACACCTACTAATGTAGATGCAGGTATTGTTTATGCAAAATGGGGACAAGCTATTGCTGATAGCCCATATCTTAAAGACTTTGTAATGCCTATTCTACTTATTACAGTAGGTGGTGTATCACAAGCATTTTATGCAACTGCTGAACAAGCAACTGCTGATGGTTTACCTGGTTCTCTTTTAATTTCTGATTATCTTGCAAGCCCAACAACTTGGCCTTCAGATGGTGGTAACCAAGCAGGTCTTCTTCTTAAAGGTGCTTACGAAGATACTAAGTTTGGAGATTGTACTTTCCAACCTTCTGATTTCTATGGTAAAAACCCACTACAAATTTTTGCTTCTGAAGTAGATCTTAATGGTGATCCATGTGAATTTGAAGGAACTTGTGTAACTAGATATTGTCAAGGTAAAATGGCAGATACTTTAGGAGAAACTGTTCTTAGAGAAATTATTATTTCTGAATCTTACTTGCAAAACTTCTTATCTACTGATTTAAGAATCAGAGAGATTACGCAAGGAACAGGTATGATTGATATTGTAGATAGAAATAGACTTTATCATAAAGCATATTTATTACACTCAGTACCAAGATTTAATAATCCAAGCGGAACATTTGACAATGATCAATATCTTGTTGAAGTTGCATTCCCAAGTTCTTATGTAAACGGTGAACTTATTATTGATCTTATAGGAGACAATGGAAATAAAGCATACGATGCTTTCCTTCTTCAAATTCAAGGCTGGTTAAATAATTGCGGTAATAATTGTGCTACAATTACAGTTGAGAACGGAGAAGCTGAATGTGAAGATCTTGATTATACTGATTCATCTTATCCACAAATACTATAATAGTTTTAGCATATAATTTGTATTTAGATTAATGGGAGTGGAGTTTATACTCCCTCCCTTTTTTAATTTTAATTAACATGGCACAACACAAATTAAGCGTAGAAGCTCCTGATACTTTAAATACTTTTATCTTACGTCTAGTAGATACAAGTGTTTATGATCCTAATATGGCTGTAGATTGTCCAATATTGGAAATAACTTTGCCAGGATTTACTCATCCTGTACAGTTTACTACACCTGATATTACAACAGGATTTATTAAAAACTTTACTGCTTGTGATTTAGAGATTCAAACAGCTAATTGCGCTACACAATATAATGACATACCTGATGGTATATACGTTATAAAATATAGTGTTAGTCCAAATGATGTGGTATACGTAGAGTATAACCATTTAAGGATTACCAAAGCTCTTGTAAGATATCAAGAAATTCTTTGTGATATTGATGTAGCAGCTTGTGATCCTACAGATGAAATAAGAAAAAAATTAGATTCATTAGCTTTAATCAAATCTTATTTGGAAGCGGCAAAAGCTAAAGTAGAAACTTGCCATGAACCTCAAAAAGGCATGGAACTGTTTAGTTATGCAAAAAAACTTTTAGATAAATTTGAATGTAAAAGCTGTCATTAAAAACCAACAAATATGGCTGTATGTAATAATTGCGGAAAAAAATTAGGATGCGGATGTCAAAAAAGAACAAGTCCTAAAGGAACATCTTGTTGTGCAAGTTGTGTAACAAGTGTTATTCAAAAAGAATCTGTTACTATAACTAAAACAACAGATACACCAGCTGTAAGTGACATTAAAGTCACTACATATATTAAAAAATAATGTAAATGGCCGAAATAAATTACGGAAATCCATGTAATAATTGTCCAGATGGTTATACTTGGGACCCACAGTTAGAAGAATGTGTTTTAGTAGAAACAGTTCCTGCTTTATATTCAGGTACTTTATTAAGTGTTGATAAAGCTGTTGTAAATGCTGGTTATAGTATTGGTGGTGTAAGGCTTTATGCTCCTATAGGTGCTAGTCAAATACCTATTACAAGAATAGGTACTAATAATACTACTTTTACACTTGTAGATAATTTATTGAATCCTATTCCAATACACAGTACTGTAAGAAACAGTTTGTGGGGAACAATGACTCCTGGTTGTGATCCAACAGGTTCTCCAACTTTTGGTGGTAGATTAAATACAGTTGGTGTTTGGGCGCCAGGTATTCCTGATGGTCAAGAGCTTTGTTTTGAATTTTGTGTAACAATAGAAGAAGGAGAGAATACACAAAAATGTATTGGTATTGCTGGAGATAATTCAGTTAAATTTTCTATAAATGGTGTTCTATTTGTAGATATTACTGCGGCTAATAATGCTCAAACAAGACCTTTTAATTACTGGCATGTTTTTCCTATTGATTTACCACCAGGCCAACATATAATTACATTATGCGGAACTAATATATCAAGCGATGCTTCTTTTGGAGCTGAGATATATGATATAACATATAATGGATTTATAACAACTCTTTTAGATCCTGATAATGCTACTGTTCCTACTTGTGGTAATGTACCAGGAGATATAGAACCTTATTTGCTTTTTTCAACTTTAGATATGGTTGGAAAAAATGTTCCTGATCCTAATAATCCTGGTGAGTGGTCTTGTCCTGATGATCCAACTGATCCTTATGAATTAAACTCTTGTGATGGCACACCTGATTGTGTAAGAACATTAACAGCAGTTCCTGAAGAATGTTGCTATAGAGTAAAAGACTGTGAATCAGAAGATGAGTTTATAATTAAGATAAATGCCGAATGTACATCTCAAATACAAGTTTTAACTGTAGGAAGTGTTTGGACATTTGAGCTAACAGATTTAGCATGTGAATTACCTCCTTTAATTGATGGTAAATGTTATGAAGTTATAGGTTTTGAAAACCCTTGTAGTGAAACAGAAAATATATGTTATTACTGTCCTGTACAAGAAAGATTAACTTGTGATGATTGCAATCCTTGTTATAAATGTACTAATTGTAATGATGAAACAGAAATAATTTATTTTAAATGGGGTGCTCCTCCAACAGCACCTTTAAATACAGATTTAATACATACTTTTGAGTATGCTCCAGAAAAATGCTGGTCTTGCGAAGAAATCCAATCAGGTTGTGTTCCTCCAGGAGTAGTTGAACAGTATACGTACGAGGTGTGTTCAAATTTACCTTTTGAAATAGATACTATTTTATCTGATTTAGTTTTAAATACAGGAACTTATACTTATGAGTTTTATATAGATTCTGCACATACTACTTCATGGACAGGTAATACTGTAAGTTGGATGCCTCCATATCCTGTAGATTATGAAGGACCTATTGAAACATTATATGTATTAATATATCAAGAAGGATGCAATACACCTGCAGAAGTTGTTTTAAATCTAGTATGGACAAATCCTTTAGAATGCGCTGAAAATTGTACTAATCCTAGAGTAGGAGATAGTATAGCGCAAATATGTGTATGTCAAGGTAACACTATAGACTTAACTCAATATAATACACTTCTGGCAAGTCCTACACATCCTTATTTTTCACTTTTTGTTTATGAGTGGTATACAGATCAAACTTTATCATCATTAGTACCTGATCCAACAAATGTAACAGTTTATGCTGTACCTATTACTTATTATCTAAAAGTGTCTTATGAAGCTTGTCAAAACTTGTGGTTCTCTGATGGTTCATTACAAGTAGTACAAATTCCAGATACTAATGAAAATTGTTTAGAAGTCTGTATATAAAATATAAATCATGAATATTCCATCTACCGTAGGGTGTAATGAAGCCCCAATATTTTCAGTAGCAGATATAATAGAGTCTTTTGATTCCTGTCCTATATGTACAGAAATATGCTGGCAAGTAGTAGATTGTGAAGATCCTGAATATGTAATTTGTACTTCAGAACAAGCAGGAGCTAATGCAGCATTATGGAATTTATTTGTTGGTAGAATATTAAAATTCCAAGATCCTTTTGATGAAACAATAACTAGATGCGGATATGTTACAGAAGGAAGATGTGTTGCTTTACCTTGTGATTTTATAGACATTCCAACAATAGATTGTTTTGATACATGTGAAGAGTGTTTGCCTCAAACACCTGTTGTAGTAACTGATTTTACACAAAGAAGTGTTTATCCCGGATATAATACTCCAGCTTGTAGACCAGATGTTTATGATAAAACAAAATGTAATTGGTCTGAGATATTATATCAAGAAATGGCTAGTAAAAGATATGGTATAGATTTTTGCTGTACTGTAGACAGTAATAAGTGGATAATTAAAAATGAATTGATTGATTTTGCTGCAGTTACTGATTCTTCTTATTCTAATCCTATTTCTTGTAATTGTTATTTTTATACTTTTTATAATTATAATGATGTTGAATCAGGTATCATATCTAGTATTAGCACAGTTAATTGTAACGGAGATTCAATTAGTAAAACTTTAAATCCTCCAAGTGCTTTTGTACTTTGTCAAACAGAAGAGCAACATGCTGCAGGAAATTATATTGATGTTAGTGAAATAGTTAAAGGAGAATTATGTTGCAATAATGCCGCTGAACCTAACTGCTGTAAAAAAGTTATTGTTACTGGTGTAGGAAAAGATATAACTTTTGGATATACTAATTGTGAAACAGGAGAATATGTAACTGTATCTATTGGTTTAGGTAATATAGTTATACTTAATAATTTTGATATGTGTGCTCCTTATGAAGCAGTTGGTGTTACTATAGAGTTTCCATTAGAAATAATTGACCCTTAAACAAATAGGAAAAGAGTAAAAAAATGTTTATATTATTAATAGCAGTCAATATCTGTAAAAAATATATTTTAAAATATGAAACCTACTAATATATACAAGCATGGGTGTGACCCAATTTCATCAAACTGTGTTATTTGGCAAGGTCCAGATATAGATTGTATTAACTTATGTAAAGGAGATAACATAAGCACAGTAGTATATAATTTAGCTACTGAGCTTTGTACTTTAATGGATACTTTTAAGATTACTAACTATGATCTTTCTTGTTTAAACCTTCTTCCTTGTGAGCCTAAAGACTTTCAAAGTCTTATTCAACTTCTTATAGATAAAGTATGTACTTGTTGTGATGTAACCCCTGTGCCTGATCCTGGAACGGGAACTTTAGGATGTCCTGATTGTGAAGTTCCTATATGTTCTGTATTTTATTATACAAATCCTCAAGGAGATACAGTTACCTCAATGCAATTAACAGATTATGTTCAAGCTATAGGTAATAAAGTTTGCTCAATTGTATCACAAATTGCTACTATAAATCTTACTTTAGATAATCATGAAAATAGAATTCAAGCTTTAGAGGGCGGGAGTTCTGGAGGAGGTAGTGGGGGAACAACACTTCCAACAGTTACTCCTTGCTCTGAAATAAATTTACCACCAGAACAAGCTCAACTAGATGTAGCATTACAACAATTAATGGATCAATATTGTACTTTTGTAAATATTGTTGGTAAACCTTTAGATATTTATGCAAGTTTAGCTTTTCAATGTACAGGTTTATCTGTATTACCACAATTAGCTAATCCTGCATCTAATATGAATGCTATAACAGGATGGGAATCTGCACCTAGTACTTTAGAAGATAGTTTTAGAAATATGTGGTTAACTATTTGCGATATGAGAACTGCAATAGTAAACCTTAATAATAATTGTTGTGATACAGGATGTGATACAGTAATAATTACTGCAGTAGCACAAAGAAATGCTACAACATCTTCAACAATAGAAATAATTTTTTCAGGAACTATTCCATCAATGTATCAAGATTGTGCAGGAGGTTCTTCTATAACTATTACAGATAGTGCTGGTGGTACAGTAACTTATTCTAATCAACTAGTTGTTGCTGCTGTTGGTAATCCTGCAGGATTATCATTTCCTTTAGCATCTGCACCAGGAATTAATCCTTCATTACAATTAACAGTAACTACTACTGCTTGTTCTGAAGCACCTTCTTTAGGAACAACTTGTCAAAATGTAATAGTATCAACAGTAGGTCCTGAAGGTCTTTGCCCAACATTACAAATAAATGTTGCAACTATAAATACAAACAGTTCTGCAGATTGGGTTATAACTAATAGTATACCTACTAGCAATTTACCATTGACGTATGAATTAAATGTTTATGATCAAGCAGGTCTTGTTTTAATTCAACAACAAACTATAAATGTTACTACGTCATATGCTTCTCAAACAGGTACTATTACAGGGTTAACACAAAATGAGACATATCAGTTCTTTTTACAATTAACCGGAGGCACATATTCTCCTTGTCCTGCTGTTACTTTCTTAGTTCCTGGTGGTCCTTGTGAGCCTTGTGAAATTGGTCAAATAACAATAACTGAAAACCCAGCATAATGAATAAAAATTGCGGACATACTATACCTTGCGGCTGTAATGATACACCTTTGACTACAGGATCTCCTTGTGGTCAAGGTGTAGATTGCACAGGTAACCCGTGTCCAGAAAATTTTGATTCTAAATGTATTTATTACAGAGGAGATATAATTTTATGTGGTGAAGATGAAGTTGTTCAAACAGATGTAACTTTAGCTGAAGCTTTAAATTCTTTAGTTACTTATTTTTGTAATCAAGGTGGTGGTGGAGTCATTTCTGAATCATTAATTTGTGGAGATACAACAATTGCTGTTGCAGGAACTTCAGTTAGTGAAGCTTTGACAAGTGTTGTGGGTTTCTTTTGTTCTATTGTAACTGAATTAGTTAACTCTTATAATTATGGTTTATTTGCACAAGTTGAAGATTCTTTAACTGTTATAAATACAACAACACCATCAACTATTATAGGTGTAGGAGACGGTACATTAAGCGTACCAGCAGGAGGTTTTAAAGTTGCTGATTCTTTTGAAGTAAAAACATTTGGTCATATAAGTTCTGCTAATAACCAAGTGTTTTATATACGTTTAAAAATAAACGGAGTTGTAGCAGATGAAATAGCTTTAGATGGAATAACTCATACTAGATTGCCTCAAATTACAGATTTACATTGGAGCATGGAAATGTATTTTACTATAAGAAGTTTAAATACAGCTCCTAATTCTGGAGATGCGGCTATTCTTTCTGCTATAAGATTTACTCATGAATCAGATGCTTCTGATAAATTTAATGGGTATGCTTCAACAATGCTTGTTAATTTTGATTCTGATATACCACAAACATTAGATTTAGAAGTTGAATGGGGTGCTGCAAGTGCTTCAAATTCTATATATTCTGAATCTTTTGTTTTAAATAAAACATATTAACTATGGGAAAAACATGTGGACATTTAGTACCTTGTGGTTGTAATGACACTCCGCTTACAACAGGTTCTCCTTGTAATGATGGTATTCAATGTCAAGGAAATCCTTGCGCTGAAAATTTTTGTGCTGAATGTATAGTATGGTGTGGTCCTGGCTTACCTAATTTAGGTATAAAAACAGGTATGAATTTATATACTGTATTTCAATTACTAGATAGTAATATTGATTCAGTATCTTGTGTAGATGATAGCGATTCTTGTAAAGCTGTATTGTTAGGTTTACCAACAGTTACATCTAGCACAATTAATATTTCATTCACACCAATTTCTACAGCTAGCCAAACTCGTACTTTATATTTAACAGAAGTTAGTACAGGAACTGTAACACCTTATGTTATTGATACTGGCGCTACAGAAATACTAATAGAATTTTTAGCTGCAGATTCAGAATATAAATTATTTATTACATCAGTATGTACAGATCTTACAGAATGTAGTTCTGCAGAATTATTAATTAAAACTTTAAAATAATATGGCTTGTTTAAATGTAACAATAGAAGTTGAATATACACCATCAGGTACTGGAGGTCAAGATATTGAAATAGGATGGAGAGCACAGGGAGATCCAACATGGAATATTACAACTGCTATAGGTATAGGAGGTGCAATGGGAGTTTTTATACAAACTGTACCTTGTAATACAAATTGTGATGGTCAACTTTATGAACTTTATATAGGTAATTTATGTGATTTGCCTGGGACTACTGTTTATTTTGAAGTAATGGTTGCCGATTCTACACAACCTGATTGTTATGAATATCAATGGGACTGCGTTTCTGTAGGTATAGGATCTATAACTCCTAATCCAGGAAGTGCTAATTATAATTCTGGTGATTCTGTTGTATTTACAGGAGGAGGTGGTTCTGGAGCATCAGCTATTGTAGATGTAGTAAATGGTTCAGGAGAGATATTATCTTATTCTATTTTAGATCCAGGAACAGGCTATACTTCATTACCAACTCTTAATGTTGTTAGTATAAATGGAACTGGAGCAACACCTGTAGCAGTTTTAGCAGATTGTCCTACTTTAAATCATTTAGATTGTACAGGTATTACAGAACCTATTAGTATAGCTTTAGGAGAAAGTTATATTGAATGTGCTACTCAAGCTATTTATGCAGGTAAAGTTGCTGCTTTAACTGATGATGAAAAAACAGCTTATGAATATAATCCTATAGGAACTAACTGTATTTGTAATAATGATTGTAATGAGTTTACAATAAATAATACAGGAGTAGATACTTTAACAGTAGTATATAATACATGTATTGATGGAGCATTAGTAGTGCAAGAAGTACCTGCTGCAGGTAGTTGGAGTTCTCCTTGTGAAGCGTTGTGTGAAACAATAAGCGTATTAGAAACGGATGCTTCATATACAATATCTCCTGCATGTACAGCATGTATACCATAATTAATTTATGAAATTTATTATTAAAGATATGTCATGGTTTGTTGGTTTATACTATGACTGACAGCTGAAAGCTCTTGTTTAATTATACAAGGGCTTTCTTTTTTTAAAAACTAATAGTAATGACACTAGAACAATTAAAAGATTTTTTCAGAAAGAAACCTGGCTATATAAAAAGAGGTGCTGGTTGGCTGGCTGATTTTTTAGAGCTTGATGATTTGGATAAAATTAAACGTGCTAAAACGGAAGTGGCTGCTGAGATTAAGAAAGATGTGATGATGGGTGATGATAGTAAGAAACTCCGTCTGAAATCCACATGGCAAGTGCAAAAGAAAGGTGGAGAAGTTGAGTGGTTAGAAAGTTATAAAGCTGTAGAACAAAGTGAATACCAACTTACAAAAGAAGATTGGGAGAATATTATAGATAAGGTTGGTAATATATCTATTACTTATAATAAAGAGACAACTCTTCCGTCTAATAACAAGGCTTTGATTATATGGACTTCTGATAAACATATAGGAGCTTCTATACCTGATGATGCTCTTTATAAAAAGAAGTATGATGAGCATGTGTTTTTTAGTAGAATGGAAAAGATATACCAAAAGGCTATGTCTTTGTTTCAAACCTATGGTATATTTGATAAGCTTATAGTGGCTGATCTTGGAGATTCTTTAGATGGCTATAATGCTCAGACTACAAGAGGTGGTCATGATCTTCCTCAAAACTTAAATAATAAAGAAGCTGCTCAAGTACATTTTTATACTCACAAATGGTTTTATGAACAACTTCTTAATTCAGGTATCTCAAAGGAATTAGAAGTTGTACACATATCTAATGATAATCATGCAGGTGATTTTGGTTGGCAAGCATCTTTTGCTTTACAGCAATACGGTAGTGTTGCGTATCCTGATATAAAGTTTACTATACCAGAAGAGTTTTTATCACACTTTGTTTTATATGACAGAGCTTACATTATTACTCATGGTAAGGATAAGAAAAACAGAAAGCACGGACTTCCCTTAAAAATCAATGCAGATACAGAATCTTTCTTAATGGATTACGTTATAGATAGAAAACTAGGTAACTACAAAATTCATGTAAGGAAAGGAGATTTGCACATGAATGATTTAGATTGTAGCAGAATGAAAATGACTTACTGGAACATTGGTTCTATCTTTGGAGCTTCAGATTGGATAATGGATAATTACAGTATGACAAAGGCTTCTTGTGTGTTTGAAATAGTAGAAAAAGAATCTGAAACATTAAACGCTCAAATTTTTTGGTTATCTTAAACCTGAAAAGTGTTTATTTGTAAAACAAAGAAAAATTGAGTATATTATATATGTAATGATATGGAAAAAATAAATAAACCAAATTTAAACGGGCCAAGATTTAGAGAGAAAAGAATATCAATACTTAAAAGAAAAAAACTGGAAATGTTTAAAAGTCAACATCCAGAATATTCTAACATGACGCTAAAACAATTCAAAAGTATAGTAATGACTTTTAATGGTTTTTTAGCTCAAGGAGTAATAGATAACAGAGATGGAATAGAGTTACCTCAAGGTTTAGGTTTTATATTTATGGCTTCTTGTCCTGCTACAAAAAAACAAAACATTGATTATAAAAAATCTTTTAATTACGGAATAAAAACTAATCATAAAAACTGGGATTCTGATAACAAACTTTTAAAAATATTCTATACTAACTCAAACACTAAATATCCATTTACAAATAAACAAGTATGGTCTTTCAAAGCTGTAAAGCAGTTTAGAAAAAATGCATCAGAAAGTTATAAAAATAATTGGGCTAAATATATTGAGGTATATCCTACTGATAAAATATCTCAGATGTTTGATAAATATAGAAAAAAAGATATTGCTAAAAGATTAGGATCTAATATACCTAAAGATTATGATGAGTTTAAACTATAATATATGACGTTAATAGGAGAGTCCATATCAAGAGTAAGAAACGTTTTAAAAGCTGTTAAAGAAGATCCATTTCTAACAGATAGATTTATCTATAGTTTAGTAATGAAGTATGGCAAAACGTTTATTAAAAGAGAATCTTTAACAGGTGAAATATATAAGTATAGAAACTTGTTTAAAGAGATTCCTTGTCTAGATTTAATTGAGGTAGATAAAATAGAAGCTTGCTGTATAGGTATAAAGACTGGATGTACTTTTATGAGAAGTAAAGATAAATTACCAGAGTTACTCCAAAGTGATGATGGTCCAATTATCAGAGCTGTTACATCTTTAGATTATAGTCAAGCTGCCCAACAGACTTATCCTACAGTATATTCTAATATGACTAAAAGTACTAGCTTTAAATATAATAAGACAAAGTACTATTGGTATCTTGATGGTTATATTTATTTACCTAATGTTACTTGGGAAGGTGTTAGAGTTCAAGCTATATTTGATGAAGATGTTTCTTCATTTAATTGTTCAACAGATTCTAGAGATTGTGTTCAAGAACAAGATAGAGAATCAATAATACCTGAACATTTGTTTTCTGAAATAGAACAGATGGTAATAAATGAAATACTAACTAGCGGTAAAATACCGCCAGATGGTGCAGATGATAATCAAAATATTATGAGATAATGCCTAAGAAAAAAACAACAACTAAGAAAAAAAGCACTGTAAATTCTGCAGGTAATTATACTAAACCTTCTTTACGTAAAAGATTGTTTAATGAAATAAAAGCTGGCTCTAAAGGTGGAAAACCTGGACAATGGTCTGCACGTAAAGCACAAATGTTAGCTAAAAGATATAAAGCCGCTGGGGGAGGATATAAAAACTAAAAAGTAATGGACGAGTTATTAGTAAAGCTATTAGAACAAACACCTGTAATTATTGCTTTGGGTATTGGCATCTATGCTTTATGGAAAGATAAAATAGAAACTAAAAAAGAGATGCAGGAAGAAAGACAACACTTTCTGCAGCAAATAGCAGAGCTTACATTAAAGCATGCAGATGAAGTAAAACAACTAAACACATATATAAGAGAAAGAGATCTAGAAACCCTTGAAGCTTTAGAGCAAGTAACAGCAGCTGTTGAAAGTATTAAAACAATGCTTGATAATAAACTGCGATTATTAGATTAAATCTTAATGTATGGATAAGAATGAAGAAAAAGATCACTTTGAAACTTTAGATGCTTTTTTAAAGAACATCAAAAAAAGAATTAAAAAGTTAAAAGATAAATGTAATAATGGGGAAGAAAAAACAACAGAAAAGTCTAGACAGGTGGACTAAACAAAAATGGAGAACAGCTTCAGGAAAAAAATCTTCTGAAACAGGTGAAGTTTACGCTCCTTCTGCTACAATAAGCAAACTTAAAAGTACACCGTCAGGCAGAAAAAAATTAGCTGCAGCTAATAGAAAAAAAAGAGCTGCTACTAAAGCTGGTAAACAACATGCCTCACATGGATTACATAAAGGTAAAAACAGAACAGGAACTAAAAAGAAAAAGAAATGAAAGGAGTACCACATTATAAAAAAGATGGATCACTTTATAGAGGAAAGCATACACACAAAGATAAAAGCGGTAAGCTTATGAGTGGCAAGACACATACTAAAAGTAGTGTATATTTATATCACATGAAAGAGCTTAGTAAAAAAGCTCAAATGAAAGCTAAACAACAAAAGAAATGAAAGAATTTTTACAAAGTTTAGGAATAAATATTGGTATATCTGTAGCAGGTTTATTTGGTGCTTTGCTTCTTGTTGGTAAAACAAATAAAACAGATTTAAGAACTATGTTTTTTTCTTTATTGTCTGGTGTAGCATCTGCAAATTATATCACACCAGTAATTTTAGATATGGCTCAATTTGACGTAAAATATCAAATGTCTGTAGCTTTTATTCTAGGTTTTCTAGGATTAAAAGGTGTGGAACTTATTAGTAACAAATTATTAAAAAAAGTAGAAGATGAATCTATTAGTAGCAATCAACGCGATAAGTAACATTATCATTGCACTATCTGTTAGTGTATTTATTTTTTTTATTTTTGGAAGACTATCTATGATGGATAAGTTACCAAAGTGGCAATCAATCTTAGTTAAAGTTGGATTATGTACAACAGCATGTGGATCTTTATTTAACTTTCTTACATTGTCACATCCTCCTCTTTCAGAGATTATTCTTAATATAGGTCTAGCTATTATATTTACTTGGGCTGTATTATTTCATTATAAGTACTTTGTAAAAGATTAAAGTTATGGCTCCTAAAAAGAAAGATTCTAGGTTAGCAAGAGCAGGTGTATCAGGTTATAATAAACCAAAGCGTACACCTAACCATCCAACTAAGTCACATGTAGTTGTAGCTAAAGTAGGAAATAAAATTAAAACTATTAGGTTTGGTCAACAAGGAGTAAAAGGAGCTGGAAAAAATCCTAAATCTAAAAAAGATAAAGCACGTAAGAAAAGTTATTATGCTAGACATAATGCTCAAGATGCTAAACCATCTAAATTATCTGCTAGATATTGGTCACACAAAGTTAAATGGTAAATCATGAGTTATAACTATACTCTAAAATATAGAACATTTGATCAACTTATGGCAGATGTTCTTAGTGATTTTAAAAAGTATCAATTACAAAATTTAATTGATCCTCAAGATATGATTAGGGTAACTAAAAGAGTTAACTATGATCTTGGGTTAAGAATAAATAAAACTAAAGAAATAATACTAGAAGTTGAGAAAGGTAGAGTTAGATTACCTAATGATTTCTATGTTCTTAATTTTGCTCTTTCTTGTAGTAGTTATGAAACAAAACAATATTTACCACAAGGAACAAGAGTAGAAGAAAAAATTATTGGAGCTGCTCCGGAATATCAAACTGCTCCGCCAGAGACAGTAGACTTTTGTGAGACACCTCCTACACCTTTAGAGCCTGTAGATCCTTGTAATGATCCATGCGCTCAATGTGGTCAAACAACTAACAATTGTGAACCTTGTAATACTTGTTGTGCTAACCCAAACTCTTGCACTATAAATTGTAAAGGAGAAGTGGTACAGCTTGTTCAAGCTCTTACATATGAAACAAGAAGGTGGACCAACTTAAGAAAGATTAGAATACTAGAAAATGCAGTTGATGTACAGTGCGATTGTCCAAATTTAAATTGGCATGCTCCTGATACTGCTTGGATTAAAAACGGTTGGATATATACTAGTTTTGAAACAGGAAACTTATATATAAACTATCAAGGAACTATGGAAGATGAAGAAGGTAATCTATTGTTACCTGATCATGATGTAATAAATGAGTATTATGAATATGCTTTAAAACAAAGAATAATAGAGAATCTAATAATGGATGATGAACAAGTAAATCCTAATAAGATTCAACTAATTGAACAACGTTATAGAATGGCAAGAAATAATGCTCTTTCTATTGTAAATACACCAAACTTTAGTGAGCTTAGAAGATTATATAGAGCTAATAGAAGAGCTATGTACTCTAAGTACTATGATATGTTTGCTAGTTTATAGAATAAAACCTTATGGCTAAAAAACAAAATACAAGTTCATCTGACGTAAATAGTTTTAGTAAAGGACTAATTGAAGATATGTCAGGTTATGGTAAAGGTCCACAAAACTGGAGCCATGCTAGAAATGCTGTGAACAATACAGAGATAGGAGACTTAGGTACTTTAAGCAATGAGAAATCTAATAAACTTTGTACTTTAGCACCTTATACTATAATTGGAACTATACATATTGAAGGAGATAAGTTTGTTGTATTTTCAACAAATAATATATTTTCTGAAATAGGTTTGTTTGATGAATCAGAATGTTCATACACTAAATTAGTTAATGCTACTTGTTTAAACTTTAAAACAGATTATCTTATAACAGGGCAAGCTAAAGAAAACTTTGAATGCAAGTTTGAAGTATATTGGTCTGATGGTTTTAATCCTGATAGAGTATTAAATATAGATGATATTCCTTGGGTAGAAAATTGTGAATATATAGATAGCTGTTATATTTGCACACCAACAGCAGAATTAGATTGTGAAAAATTAAGACTTGAACCTTTAGTTGATAATCTTAAATTTTCTATTGCTCCGGGTGCTACAAGCGGTGAACTTTTAAGTGGTTCTTATTTTGTAGTAGGAGCTTATTTAATTAATGGGCAAAGGTTTGGTGATTACTCTATGCCTTCTCAAGTTCAAGGTATATGGTCACATGCTAACACAGCAAGTTCTTTAGATGTTACTGTAGATTTTGCTGATCAAAGATTTGATGAATTTGAATTAATAGTTTTAAGTTTTGTTAATTATCAACAAGTAGCTAAAAGAGCTGGCGTATATAGCACAAGACAAAAACTTATTACAATAGATCAGTTTCAATCTAATTGGCCTGATGTTAATCCTGGAGATATTCTTTTAAGAAATCCTGTTGAAGATAAGTCAGATTCAATATGGCGTAATGGTGATTACCTTTTAAGAATTGGTCCTACAAGCAAGTTTGATTTTAATTATCAACCTATTGCAAATCAAATTAAAACAGAATGGGTTTCTGTTGAATATCCTGAAAACTATTATGGAAATGGTGGTAATAATACAGGATATATGAGAGATGAAGTATATTCATTTTTTATAAGATGGGTTTATAATACAGGTGATAAATCTCCTAGTTTTCATATACCAGGTAGATTTTCTAATCAAGATGATTTAACTATTATGGGTGGTCCAGACGCTGCTGTTGATGCAGATGATGGAATTACACCTTACAAATGGAGAGTTTATAATACAGCTATTATAAATCCTACTATTACACCTTATACATTGCCTGATGGTGGTGTTGTTTTAGGCGGAGGTGATATGGCTTATTGGGAATCATCTGAAATATATGATGATGATAAACCACAAATATGGAATGCTACATATACAGATCCTGTTACAGGTGTTAATATAGGAGGTACTTCTGATACAAGATTTGACTTGTGTGGAAAACCTATAAGACATCATAAATTTCCTGCTAATAATTCAGATCCTGAAGGACATCCTATAACTCATCATGTTAATGATAATGGCTCAGCTATTAGAGTTATGGGAGTTAAGTTTTCTAATATTAAAAAGCCTTTAGATAATTATGGTAATGAAATTACTAATGTTGTAGGTTATGAAATATTAAGAGGTTCAAGAGAAGGTAACAAAAGTATTTTCTTTAAAGGTATGTTATGCAACTTAAGAGAATACGATGTACCTGAAGGCACTACAGATAGACAAGGTTTATATCAAAATTATCCATATAATGATTTAGGTGCAGATAATTATTTACAGTCTAATTTTCCTCTTGTAGGTTCTTCTGAACAATGTAAACATGAAAATTTAACAGGATACAGACAAGATGCTTTTTCATTTCATAGTCCAGATACTAACTTTAAAGATCCTTATTTAAGCGCAAAAGAAGTTATTATTTATGGGGAACAGTACGGTGAAGGAAATATGAATTTTGAAATTCCTGATAAACATCCCAAACATAAATTAATAACTGATCAAGCATTAATTATAGCATGTATTGTTGGAATTGCTTATCCTATTACTGCAGCTTTAGGTAAAAGAAGTTATAATAGAAAAAGTCCTACTTCTGAAAATAGAGGTGGTACATGGTTTGGTATGGCTGCAGGTTTTCAACCTTTAGATGTTGCTGGTGGACATGGTCTTGGTATTGCAGCATTAAGTGGTATACATACAGGTAGAGTACTTGGTCAGTATGCAGCTGTAAATGATTTTTCTATATTAGGAGCTTCTTTTGCTGCTGGTGTAAAACATCCTCAAGTTTTATATGATACAACTGGAGGTTGGGCGTTAGATAATTTTGCAACTGCAGCTCCAGGTGTTAGTGCGCAAGGTTACACTGAAACTGTAGAGGGTTCTGACTATAGCGCTTTAGGACCTGTTTTAGGTAGTGTTGTAGGTATAGCTAGTTGGATATTTAATTATATGAAAGGCATAGATATGTTTTTAGATATAATTAGAGCTGTGTCTACAGAACAACAATACGCATTACAATGTGTGAGTCATTGCTTTCAAAGATTTTATGAAAGACCACAACCAAACAACATTAGAAGAGCTATAGGAGAACAAGGATACATAGGGCCTGCGTTAGTAGATTGGACTCAAGATTTTAGAATTAATAATATTTTTAGGAGCCGCTTTGTAGCTATTCAAACAGAAGCTTTAAATCCTAACGATGCTTTAATAGCTGATCCTGTTATAGTAGATAATTCTAATTTAACTTTAGGTGAAGCTTCTAAATTAAAAAATGGTCCTACAAGAGAAGATATACATGGATCTTTTAATTTTACAGCTTCTTCTTACTATGTTGCTTTAAAACAAAGAATTAGAAATCAATATGGTCAGATAAATGGTATTGTTCAAGTTCCTGTATCTACAGGTACAACTCTTAAAAATTATGGACAGACTATTGCTAATGGTCCTTCTTCTACAGATATTATGTTTAATGGTGACATTTATATAGGAAGATATACTGAAAAAAATTCAATGATATTCTTTTATGATTGGTTATATGATCAACCAGATGGATATGAATATAATTATTTTTTAAGGCAAAATGCAGCGTATGTTTCTTATTGGATGAATAGTGAAAAGTATGATATAGGTGAATTATTACAAAGCATTGATACAACAGATATGTTTGCTTTTATAGATGATCCTCAGTCAGCAACTGTAGCTTTACCATTTAGTAAATATTGCATGGATACTTTTGATGGATATAGTTTAGAGTTTGGAAGAGTTCTTTTAGAAAATCATTTCTTTTATTTATTTAATTCAGGAGTAAAAGATTTTTATGTAGAAACAGAAATAAATATAGATTATAGAGATTGGGAAGATGAAATAAATAGAAGGCATTATGATTCAAAAAGATATACTCATTTACCTACTTTATTTAATGCTAATCCAAACATTATAAAAGCAGGTAATTATTATAAATATGATTGGAGCTTAAGCGTATCTAGATTGTTTAATAATTTTTTAGCTTGGGGAAATACACAAAGTAGAGAGTATGATCCTCAAGTAGCTGAAACATGTTATACATATAGACCTGATAGAATAATTTATTCTTTACCGCAAAGAGCTGCTAATAAACAAGATTTTTGGAGAATCTTTTTACCTTTTAATTATAAAGATTTTACAAGCCGTCCAAGAGCTGTAAAACAGTTTTCTAAAAACGGGGCTTTAATATTATTTGATAATATGAGTCCTATTACTTTTGCTGGCGTAGATCAATTAACTACAGATCAAGATACTAAGCTTACTATAGGTGATGGTGGATTGTTCTCTCAACCTATGCAAAATTTAGCAAATAGTGAATGGCCAATTGAGTATGGTTCTTGTCAAGATAAATATAGTGCAATAAACACACCTGCAGGATTTTATTATGTTAGTCAAAATCAAGGAAAAGTATTTACACTAACTTCAGGAACAATACAAGAGATTTCTAACAGAGGTTTAAAATGGTGGTTTTCTGAATTTTTACCTTATAAATTAACAGAAGACTTTCCTGATTTTAAATTAAAAGATAATCCTGTTGCTGGTATAGGATGTCAAACTATTTATGATAACTTAAATCAAATTGTATATTTTTCTAAGAAAGATTACCAACTTAAAAAGGATTTACCTGAAGGAACTACATTAAGATATTCTGGAGACAGTGATCTTTTCTATTTAAATAATACAATGGTTCCTATTACTCTTGGAAACCCTCTGTATTTTGATTCTGCTTCTTGGACAATAAGTTATGATCCTAAAACACAATCATGGATTTCATATCATGATTGGCATCCTGATTTAACTATATCAAGTAAAAATACATTCTTGTCTACTAAAGCCAACGGTATTTGGATACACAATAATAGATGTGATAGTTATTGTAACTTTTATGATGTAGATTATCCGTTTGAGGTAGAGTTTGGTAATCATACAGGAGGTGTTGTAAATACATTAAGAAACGTAGAGTATTACATGGAAGCTTATAAGTATGCTGAAAATTGCTATGATAGATTTCATGATTTGGATTTTAATTTTGATGAAGCTATAATACATAACTCAGAACAAGTATCTGGTTTGTTAAGATTAAATCTTCAACCAAAAAACAATACTCCTGAAATGCTTAAGTATCCAAAAGTTAATTATAGCAACATAGATATAGTATATTCTAAAGAAGAACAAAAGTATAGGTTTAATCAGTTTTGGGATATTACAGCTGATAGAGGTGAGTTTAATTCCACAGCTACAAGAACAATATTTAATACAGAACCTAATGGTTATATTAGAAATTTAAATTTTAATAATTTAAATTATAATAAGAATGCTTTTCAAAGAAAAAAATTCAGACATTTTAAAAATTCTGTATTTTTAAGAAGAAAGAAAAGTGGTGACAGAAATATTATTATATCAACAGCAGTAAATATGAATTTAAAATCATCAAGATAAATGGATAAATTATTATTCTATACATTAAACAATAGAGGTTTACCGCAAGGTCCTAATTATGAAAGAACATCTATGTTAGGTAAACTAACTATGTTTAATAATGGAGGCCCTGTATCAGGAAGACCTTATTTATCTGTTATGCCTGGTATGACTGGAGGAATAGATCTTCAGGCAGGTACTGATTTTAATATTAAAGATAGGGTGTTTGGAGATATAAATATAAGTAATCCAATAGTTGCACCTAACATGCAAAGTGGAGAATATAGCTTTGCGCCATTAAATCCTAATGTGTCAGGTAGAGTAGCTATCCCTTTACAAGATATGGATATTGTGGGAAGTTTTGATACAGATTTTAATCAAGCTAGACTTAATGCTTCAGCTAGCATGGGTTTTCCTAAAGGAGATATAAGTGGAAATATAGGTACTGATTTAAAAAATGTTTACGGTGGCGTAGATATAAACTACAGACCTATTGACCCTCTTTCCTTAAACTATAGTTTAAATGCTGATCCATCAGGAGTGTACCATGATATTGGAGCTTCTTATAATGTAAATGATAATGTAAATCTATATGGTAATGTATCATTAACTCCACAAGAACCTCCTGCATATAGAGTAGGATTAAGAGCAAACTTTGAACATGGAGGAACACACGTAGATCCACCTTTTAAAACACCATTATCTAAAGATGAAGAGTTTGTTTTTCAAAATTGGAGAAAATCTTTACCTGAAAATTTACAAACAGATAATGATTTATATGATTTAAGAGGTGCATGGAAAGCAGGTCTTTCTCCTGAACGCATTCAAAATGAATGGCACATGTTAGGCGTAAACCCTGAAACAGGAATGTATTTAAAATCTCCAAATCATCCAACATATTTAAAATCTATTGAAGGAGACATAAGAGCAGGATTTACTCCTTACGTAGATGCTAAAACAGGAAGAGTATATTCTAATAAACTTGTTTATACAGACGGAGGAGATGTTATAGATCCGGGTGATGGCTGGCAATATTTAAAAGAAGGTAATGATTATCTTACTAGAAAAAAAGGTTCTGCTGAATGGATAAAAACAACAGGTAAAGCTAAAAAAGCTATTCAAGATAAAATATATAAAGAAACAGATTCTATAAAATCTGATGAAATTATATCTGCACCTAATAATAAACAAACAGATTTTAGTATTGATTATGATACTTTACCAGCTATAAAACAAATAGAAGCATCTACTAGTAGAGTAGAAAGACCTCCTATGCCTAACATTGTTAACCCAAATGTAAATCAAAAACAATTTGTAGATAAAGCTGAAGAGTTTCATAAACAAGGTAAAATAGTAGATAGAGAACCTGTAAGTTTTATGAGAAACTTATTACCCTATCCTTGTTATGATTATACTTGTATGGAGTTTGTAAAAGATGTTGATAAAGCAACTGGCAGACATAGTATACCTAGTACAATTAATACTAATAAAGACTTTTATAAAGCAGCTGATAAATTAGGGTATAAACGTTTACACCCAGATTCTACTGCTCAACCTGGAGATATTATTTCTTTTTACAGACCTGAGTTAAAAACTGAAGAGTTTCCTGAAGGAACGCCTTATCATGCAGGAGTAATGATAAATGATAGCACTTATATAGATACAGGAGGTGGCGAAAAGTATTTACCTATAGGTTATCCTGTAAGAAAAGGACCTTTAGAAAAAAATCCTTATTATACTTATAGGTGGTCACCAAAAGAACCAATAATGGGTGCTATTTCAGGATTAATACAAAAAACAGATGGTGGAGATGTTGTAGATGTAGGGGATGGTTATGAGTATCTAAAAGAAGGTGATAACTATTTAACTAGAAAAAAAGGTAATACAGATTGGATAACTGCAAAAGGAGATGCTAGAAAAGCTATACAAACTAGAATATTTCCTGAGCTTCTAGGTAATCCTTTACCTCAAGAACAACAAATATCTATTCAAAATATAAATAGACCTGAAAATTTTATTCAACCAAATGTTAATAAAGAAACTATAGCTATACAGCAAAAACTTTTTGATGCAGGATATGATTTAGGTACTACAGGTCCATTAGGAAATGGTGTTGATGGAGATTTAGGTCCTAAAACACAAGCTGCTATTGATGCTTATAATAAAGGAATAAACGCTCAAGATTTTAAATCTCAAGATTTAAAAATGCAAAATGAAATTATAAATCAAGAGTATAAAGAAAAACCACAAACTGCAAACTATGTAACAAATATTCAGAACTATCTTATAGGAAAAGGATATGAGATAGATAAATCAGGAGTAATGGATACTAAAACTAAAAATGCTTTAAAAGATTATGAGACTAGCGGCAAGTTTGCAACATTACCTATTTTTCCTTCTAATCCTGAAAGAAGAGAAGAAATCTGCAGAACAAGTGGAGAAGGTTACGGTTGTTCAAAACAAGCTACATTAAAATCTATGAATTTGTTTAGTGATATGCCTAATTCTGATAAAAAATATTTATGGGCTAATGATGCATGGTTTAATAAAGATGCTGTAATAAAAAATGGAGGAACACTTCTTTATGAAACAGAAGCTAGAGGTAAAAATATACCTGACTTACCTAAAGAAGTTTATGGATTATTGCAAGTAGGAGATTATGTTCATTTAGATAGAAGAGATACAGATTCTAGTAGACGTTACGCTAAAAAAACAGAAGATAAAGCAGGTAATAAATGGGAAAATGAAAAAATAGAACATATGGGTCTTATCATTGGTAAAGATACTGATGGTACACCTTTAATTTGGCATGCTTCAGAAACAGGAAAAGCATATATAAAACGTGTAGATGAACCTATTACATTAGATGATCATAAAGGATTAGGTGCTTATAGAATAGCGTCTATTGCACGTTCTGGTAAAATGACAGATGAATACCAAAAAGCTGTTGCTCAAAATCCTTACTTTAGTGAAGATTGGAAATCACCATATGAAAAACCTGGTGAAGTAGTAGAAGATATAGTAAAACCATTTGATTCAGAAAATATGTTAACACCTTTAGAAGGAACAAATGATTATGAAAAAGCAAGAATAAATGAAATAAATAATCATGTTGAAACATTTATGAAAGCAGGCTATCCTCAAGATGATGTTAATAAAGCAGCACAAATTGTTATAGGAGGAGTGCTTGAAAGAGAAGCAAAAAGAGGAAGTTCCGCTACTCTAGGAGGAAGTGAAGGGATTCCTATACCTGGAACAAGTATAAGAATACCATTAACAGGAACTGTAGAAAATCCTGTACGAGCTGGTAGTAACTATGGTAAAAAATATGAAGGTCAAACTGCTTTAGAATTTAAAGAAGGTTTAGCAGATATTGCAAAAGCTGTAGGATTAAAAAGAAGTGAAGTTAGTAGAGGTATTTATCAAATGAAACCTGAAATGAATTTTGGAGGGTTAGAAAAAGAATTAAATGAAATAGGATTATCTAAAGATCAAATATTTGATAGTGAAGAAAATCAAACTAAAGCTGCTACATTGTTAATGTTAAAAAGATATAAAGCATTAAAAGCTGATCCTGATTATTATAGAGAAACAGACGAAGTTAAAATTAAAGGAGAAGATGGACAAGAATGGTTTTATCCTGCATCATATATTTTAGCTGGAGGGTGGAGTGCTGGACCTAATTGGTGGAAAAAAGATAGTTATAGAAAAATATTAACTTCAGATAAAGGTAGAGATTATTCTAATTTAGCAATGAGAAATATGGCTAATGTTATTCAAACACAAAAAGGTAATAACTACGGAAAGCAAGCTGAAGAACAAATTTATAATCGCAAACAAGAAAAAGCTGCTAAATATTTAAAAGAAAAAACAATAAATAGAATGGCTGCTGAAGGTTATGATAAAGATAAAATAACAGATGCTACTATTAAAGAGTATGAACAACAAAAATATAATGAAGCTGTTGCAGCACAAGAACAAGCTGTAAAAGATTTTGCATATACTATTGATACGCCACCTGCTGAATCTACAGATACTAATATTTTTATGGATCCTAACATTATTATACCAAGTGACTTGTATTCAGATTTTGTATATGGTGCTTATGACTTACCTGAAGTAACAGTAACTGCAAAAAGAATTAAAAATAGATAATAATTTCGTATATTATGTATAGAATGTATAAAGAAGATGATGGTTGTTGGGAATGTCAACAAAATAAGTTTAAAAAAGGAGGAGCTAAAGGTTCTGACAAAAAATGGATACAGAAAGCTGTTAAAGGTATGCGTAAAGATAAACCTTGTACAGGCTCTAAGTTTGGAGGTCCTTCTTGCCCACCTGGTACTAAACGATATAACTTAGCTAAAGTATTTAGAGAAATGGCTGCTAAAAAGAAAAAAGAAATGGGAGGTCAATCAGCTCCTATGAACATGGCTCAAAACATTGGTCAAGATAATATTAATTATTTTACATCAACACTTAAAGATAATGCATCTCAAGTAATGCAAGATCAAATGTTAAATCAGGTAGCTCAACAAGAAATGATGATGCCTTATTTTAACAATGGTGGTCCTAATAATATTTTTGGATATAGTAAAAAAAGTACTGATCCTAATGCTATATATTATCAAAATGCTCTTAGAGAAAATCAAGCTAATAAATTTGATTTTGGTAATTATTTATTTGATGCTGCAAGTCAGTTACAAAAAGATATAGACTGGGCTAATACTTATAATAAAATGTACGGTCCAGAATTAAAACAAAAACAGACTAGTAAATTAAGTAAAGAATTTAGAAGAGATTTAAGAAGTGATAATGAAGAAATATCAGATTGGGCAAAAACATGGCGGAAAGAACAATGGAGGCCAACTGTAAGAAAAAATAGAAAAGCACAAGCTAAAATATTTTGGGATAAGCTTAATCCTTTTACTCCTAACCCTGAAATTCCTCAAGTAAATACTAATACTCAAGTACAACAAAATCAATACGGTGGAACAATAAATTATAATGATATGAATTTTAATGGATACTACGGCATGCCTATGTATAATCAAGGTGGCATGAAAAACTATGTTTATCAAGGACAAGATACAGGTATGACTGCAGAAGAGTTTTATCAGTATCAATTAGAAACAGAAGGCCCATTTATCTTACCTGATGGTACAGACACAGGTATGTCAAAAGCTGAGTTTATGGATATGCAATCTCAACAAATGCCTGAGATGCAACAGATGGATGATGGGGGTTCTAAAAAACAATCTTTTTCAGAATATTATGCTAATAAACCAAATTTAAGTCAAAGATTTAATAAATTATGGGGTTCCTCAAATTCTCCAAATTTTGAATTTTCTTTAGATACTGATGGTGATGGAATGGTTAGTCAAGAAGAATTAAGAGCAGCAACAGGTAACTATAAATATAACACAGGTGATCCTTTTGGTTACAGTTTTTTAAAAAATTATTTTTTTCCACCAGCAACTAACGGTTTATATAGACCACAAAGTTCTCAACAAGCAGCAACTTCTACATCAAGTAGTGACTATCCTCTTATTGATGGAAAAGAAATGACAGAATCACAAAAAAAGAATCATGATCGCATGATTGCAGGAGGATTTGAATTTGATCCCGCTACAGGTAGTTATCAACAAACTTCTCCAAAAAAACAAACACAAACTAAAAACACTAAGCAAAAAAATACTACAAACACTCAAACGGAAGAGGTAGATGAAAATGTAGCTTCAGTAGAAAATACAGCAGAATTATTAGAAAATAATACAACAGGAACTTCTGATGGAGCTGCAGGAGTAGATGCTGGAGCATCTGATGGAGCTGTAAGCTCAGATGCTGGAGCAAGTGATGCAGTAGTAGCAGATAACGCAACGGGAACTAATAATAATATAACTCCAGTTTATGCTCCGTCACCTCAAATAGGATATGCGGGTGTTCCTGTTTTGCAAGGCCAGTTTATTATGCCTGGTCGTACAACAAGAAATAGTTATGTTCCTGGTGGTTATGGTTTAGCTCCTATAGCTTATAATGCTGCTGGAACTTATTTAGATGAGTATAATAGTGTATCAAGAGCAGGTGGATTAAGAGGTTTTTTCAAAGGCAGGGAGAATGAATATAATCTGAAGTTTAAACATAACATGCTTACTGATGATCAAAAAAATCAACTGTTTCAAATAGAGATGCGTAGAAGAGGTTATAATCCAGATGGTACATCTATAAGTGGAGGAACAGGAAGTAGTGCAGATGCTGAAAAAGCTGCAACTGATGCAGCTGCTGTAGTAGACCAAGTAAGCAAAGATGAAGCTAAAAAAGCTGTAGCAGAAAGAACTGCTCAAGGACTGCCTCCAAATACAAACCCTACAAGCAAGCTAGGTCAAGAACCTAACTTCCCTATAGATTTATCTATGATGAATCAAGAAGCTGCAAATACTGTAGATGAATTAGTACAAGAGCAAAATAATCCTAACACTACAGGAAATAATAGAAATGTTATTACAGGACAATCAAATACTAATAAATTAAGTGTAGGAATGCAAAAAGCAGATCCTACAGGAATGGGTACGCCTCCAGCAGATTATCAACCTGTACCAACATATTCTACAACTCCTATAAAAACTTTAACTCCAGAACCATTAGTTTCTGCAACACCTGAAACTCCTATAACAGAAAGCGAATTAGATATTGATTATTCTAAGATTCCTATAGATGAATCACCTACTGTTACAGGTAATAAACCTACACCTGAAGAAGAAGATGCAAGAGTTCAGGAACAAATTAATATGGCTGAAAATAAAGGTTTTTATGGCGGTGGTACTGTAAGAAGAAAATCTTATATGAATGGAGGTAATGTTCAATTGCAAGCATTACATAATGAAATGCAAGCTTTAACTGCTAGACAAAATGAAATTAGAAATTTGATTAATAATCAAATGTTTAATTCAGGTCAGTCACAATTACCTACACAAATGCAACAACCTATGCCTATGCAGCAACCTATGCAGCAACCTGTAGCTAGATTTGGTTATCAAGTTAAAAACGGTAACTTAATGAATAGTTATGCTAAAGGAGGAAGTTTTAATAATCCTGGTTTTATGTCTTTACCTGATTCTGTTCAACAAAAAATTATGACAGCTAGCCAAAATAAAATGGCAATGGGTGGAGCTTATGATTATTATGGTGGTGGCGGAAGTCACATGGATTATAATGAAGGTGGAGAATACTATCTATCAGATGATGAGATTCAAGCTTTCTTAGAAGCAGGCGGTCAATTAGAAATAATGGAATAAAACATTAATAATGAAAAGAGTTAAAATAACTAAAAATTT